ACAACTCTGTGAAGATGCCTTTGTGCGAGTCTGCATTCGAACCATGCTTCCGCTTCTGCCAAAGTCTCAACAACAAGAGCAGGCATTGCCAAAGTTCCCATCACAGGACACAAAGTGGTGATCGTAGTTCTTACTTCATATGTCATTTCGAATCACCTCTCTCTTATTATGTCTAACTATACCACACAAAAAGGAATCTGTCAACCCCTAAAATGACTCATAATACCAAGATGGTATCGGTTTATGGGTTATTTCAGTAACTCCCCAACTCTCAAACCTTCCATTTTTGATTGCCTCTATGGCATTTTTCTTTGTTTTGAAAGGACAATTAGGCATCATGATTGGTTCGATGTTTTCATCCACAACAACCCAACCATACCAACCTTTTTTGGGAGTCGGCCATGTCCAAGTGTTTTTTACAACTCTTACTTTCATAATGTATCAGACTTACGCAGCAATGTCAACTAAAATCGAGCGAAGATCCGCAGAACGCGAAGGATGTTTCAGTTTCCGTTCGGCTTTGGCTTGGATTTGACGAATGCGCTCAACAGACAAGTTCATAATGCATCCGATTTCGCCGAGAGTGTGCTGCCCGACACCGTTCAGTCCGTAGCGCATTCGAATGACACGCTCTTCTCTGGGGGAGAGAGTAAGAAGAGTTGTACGAAGAATGTCTGAGTCGTTCTTAATCATTTCGAATCACCTTTCTCTTATTACTCTTATAATCTAACAGATTCATAGAGAAAGTCAAGGGCTTTTTTTAGCCTGCTTGAATGTAGATGTATTCGGAATTTTCTAGAGTAGGAAAGTTGGAAACATTTTGCAGATCGACTTTGCGAACAAAGTGGCCGTGGTGAATGACATACCACCACCTTTGTTGATCTGGAATGCTGTCTCCTTGAAGATATATCTTTCCCATACTGAAACATATTTATTTTTAGCGGTCAAAAGCAGCGGGTCAAATCCAAGGAATTCTAACATAAATTATATTGTGAGGTATTAGAAGGAAATACTCTATGGAAAATCAGAATCAAAATAAGAAACTTTGGAAAAAGGTAAAGAAAATGGATTTAGGAAACCCTGCCGTCACGGCACTAGTAGGTCTGGTAATATTCTATATCGGATTAAAAACATTCTCTGGGGGCATGAAGGCCATGGGAAACATGGAGCATCTTTCGTTTTTCTTGGGAAATCCACTGTATATGTTCTTTGGTGGAATCATCATGACTTTGTTGTGGCAATCGTCAAGCTTGAGTACAACCGCCATCATTGCGTTGGTTGCGTCTGGTGCCTTGCCGCTTCCGGCAGCGATTGGAGCAGTTCTAGGAGCGAACATCGGAACAACAGGAACCATCTGGCTTGCGGGAATTTTTGTTTCTGATGGCATGCCGAAGGGAGACACACTACGAATTGCGATGGCACATACAGGAGCGAACCTTCTAATGGCTATCATGTTGTTGCCGTTTGTTGGCCAGATTGCTAAATATTTGAGCAAATTTTAGCCACAGGCCCTTGACTTCTTTGCTCAAATGACTTATATTAGTAGTGTAAGTAATGAAAGGTGATTCGTAATGACAAGAGAGGAATTTTTTGAGTGGTTGGAGACTTGCCCCACGCATAAACACAACATTACATTTGATGAGTTTGATTTTGTGACTGTGTGCTTTCCAATTGAAGAAGAGGAAGAAGAGAGCGCGGCATAAACCGAACACATCCCCCAAATTTTAGCCACAGGCCCTTGACTTTTGAGTTCGAATCGCATATATTAGTAGTATAAGTAATGAAAGGTGATTCGTAATGACACAGACTGCTAAAGAATTCATAGATGAAATGAACTACTTCGATACATATGGAAGTGGTTGTGGATTTGAGACACGTTGGTCTATCTATGGTGAAAATATCAAAATGGGAGAGAACCATCCCTTTCAAACTCCCATGACGATTCAGAACAAATGTGATGTTTGGGGATATGATTCCTCTGCTGTTTGTAATGGTAAAACGTGGGGAGATCTCTGGCAGACATGTGAAACTGTCATACGCAATTCAGTGGATAGTGATGGTAATAGAGATCATCACATCTTTATTGAAGATTTAGAAGCGCAAGGTAATGGCGTTTGGAACTTGGTAACAGGGAGCTAAATTATGAACTCTAACTTAAAAACTTTTATGGATTCTGTGTGGACTGCTACACAAATCTCCGGCAACACTGTTGTTGATCGTCGTGTTTGTTTTGGTGGAAATCCAGACATTCAATTCACTGTCGAACTTCCCAATGGGGAATTTGATTTTGTATCTGCTGTTGACATGTTTGAAGTGGGGGTAGAATTCTCATGACCATATATCCTGATTTTGATATCATTGTAACTGATGGCATTCCTTTACATGGCAGCCCTCAAGACAGAGGTTCTGCCGATCGTTATTATCACCGTTCTTTTGACCCCCACTACTGGCCACTAGGCACATACAAAGGTGAGCGTGTTGAAAAAGATAACATGACTGTTGGTGAGATTGAGGCTTATCGTTATGGCTGGGATAACGAAAAAGATCGTAAGGAGTGGTAATGTTTCGAATAATATTTTACTCGGCTGCGTTTGGCCTGGGCGGAGCAATGATTGTGAATTCGTTTTTGAACATGTTGGAAATGCCTGACGTGCATTTTTCATATTCAAGTGGCGAATGTGTTCGAGTTCTGAATTACACTGATGAAGTTTTCACTTGTGAAAACCTTCCAGAGAGATTTCATCATGTGTGGGTCGAATAATTTTTTTCAAGAAGGCGTAGATGCACATGCTTCTGGCCTTCTTTGGAAAGATAATCCATATAAAGAAGATTCTTTTGAATATTCTGAGTGGAAAAAAGGTTGGGATGCTCGTATGACGTGGTGTTTAGAAAATGCATACACATAAATATTTTAATGAAACTGAAGGTGACAGTAATGACGCAAATGAATTTTGATTTTTTTGATGAAAAATCTACACAAATGTCAGAAAATCTTGTAAATTTAAATGAGGCACTTGATGGAACGGCAACTTTAACTGACTTCGAAACATATTTGAAAGAAAGAATGTATGATGCTGAGTATAAATTGCATCTTTCAGAACAAGCTCTTACAAACATTGGACTTGAACTCAAAAATTTTCTAGAAATTTATGAACATTCTTGGAATGGATCGCATGAAGTCAAAGAAATGATTGAGACAATAGACAATTATTTTGATATTAGTTCTAAAATTACAATCAAAGAGGAAAAAAAATGATTTCTATGTCAGTTGTAATCGGGTTCGGCATTTATCTTTGTGTCGCACTATACTTTAGTATGAAATCTGCCCATAAAACTGGATATGTACAAGGACTACAGGATATATTAACTTCAGTTGAAGAGGCTCTCGACCATGATAGGTCAAAAATTGATAGTCTTTATGAAAAAATGGCAAAAAATAAAGGAATGAGAGTAGAAATTTCAGAAGAAATTTAATAAAAGCCCTTGACAAATCCCCTCAAATGTGACAGAATCATATTGTATTTGATGATAGAGGTAAAAAAATGGTTCACTTCGACAATTTATATGTCTCTGGTTCCGGCTCTCGCAAAAGAAAACTCGCATATCAAGTTGCTGAGTTCGTAAAATCTCAAATTTTCCCTAGAACACAAGGTGTGATGCTGGAAATTCAGCTCATTTCGAAGCTTTCTGAGAAAGAAGGCGTCCTTGGCGATTGTATGGATGAAGATGATCGCGAATATACAGTCAGAATTGATAGTTCTTTGGATAGAGAAACTTTTATCAAGACTCTTTGTCATGAATTAGTTCATGTAAAACAATATGCAAAGAATGAACTACGTCAAATTACTTTCAAAACACACAAATGGCATCGTAAAACTTTGATGGGCGATCTAGAATATCATGAGCGTCCTTGGGAAATCGAAGCATTTTCAATGGAAGATGAATTAGCTGAAAAATTTGGAGAAAATAATGAGTAAAATGGGAAATTATGTTGTAGAATTAATGGAAACTGGACTTTGGGAAGAGGACGAAAATCCTTCTGAACCAAATTTTGATGAATATTATAGCGAACAGCTGTCTAGATTCAAGCATGAATTGAGAGATTGTATGCAATCTAGAAATATTACTTGGAAAGAGGCACTAACTTTTTTATATCAAACCGAAGAAGATGATTATGAACTCTTTGATATAGAGGAAGATGCATATTGTTACCAAAAACTTGAACATTTTCTTTATAAATGGGATTTACAGGAAAGAAAAATTGATGAAATATGTAAAAAATTCTTCATTAGCCCTTGACTTCTTTGCTCAAATGACTTATATTAGTAGTGTAAGGTAAAAAAACATAGGAGATTCTTACGTTATGGCATATGTTTCACAAGACATGAAAAAAGCTCTTGCCCCTGCAATTAAAAATGTACTAAAACAGTACGGTATGAAAGGCACGATTGGTGTTAACAACCATTCTTCTTTGGTTGTGAATATTAAAGAAGGTGTTCTTGACTTGATTGGAATTGCAAATGCAAAAAATCAAGAGATTGCTGAACGGCGGAATATGCCTTACTATGAATGTAACGGATACTTTCAGGCAAATCCCTACCATTCCGATCAATATGGAGAAGCTTCTTCTTTCTTTGAAGATTTGGTTGCGGCAATGAAAGGTGCGTTTACAAACGGTGGTCCCAAATGGTATGATAACAGTGATGCAATGATTGATTACTTTGATACTGCATACTATTTGGACATCAATGTTGGAAAATGGAACAAGCCTTACGTTTGTACGGCTTAAACAATAAGGAGTGATATATGTGGTATGTTCAGTATGAACTTGCTGATGGTTCAAATGAAACTTTTCGATATGAGGGCTTGACACAAGAGCAGGCGCGTGAAATCCATCGTCAATGGTCTGGTTGGAACACCAAATATGTCCAATCAGGAAGGATGGATTTAGGATATGGTAAATAAAATACAGCGCATGGTCGTCCCGCTAATGGACGAATTGCAATGGTGCATGGAGAACAACGCACACTTGGAAGACCCCGATAGGGTCTCTGCTATAATTGATAGGGTCAGTATCTATATTGCACATTTAACAGATGAAGATAGTGACTATCTACATGCTGCTCAAGATGCGATAGAGGAAGGTCGCGAATGGAACGTGAAGAAATAACACAGTTAAAAGAAATTCGTGATGTTTTTTTAAAAATGTATCATGAAACTAAAAAACCTGATATAAGTATTGATATGTCTTTTTTAAGGCTTCATAATATTATATCAAGATTAGAAGAGGATACATTAAATGGCAGATAAAGAAATTTCTATTAGAGTTGGAAAACTTTATTCTAAAGGACTTGATTATGATGATGCTCAGAAAGAATTTTTGAGCCATGCTTCTGATAAAGAAAAATCATTATTAGAAAATCAATTTGATGAAGTTTGGAATGAATATGAGCACATGTATCTTTCAACTCTTTCTTTTATGAGTAACAAATGAGCATAGATTATTACGCAGACAAATTATATGATGTGCAGATAGATACCGTAAAAGGAGATGTTATTTTAGGTGGTGTTTTCTTTATAGAAGATAGTCCAAAAGAGGCATATATTTTTGAGCGAGCTTACATTATGGGAAGAGAACATAAAAAAGCTCAAGTGATTAATATTCTTTCAAAGAAAACTTCTTGACAGAATCGGAGTTATTTGATATAAAGAAAATATCCGCTCGTAGATCAACTGGATAGATCAACTGACTTCTAATCAGTAGGTTGAGGGTTCGAGTCCTTCCGAGCGGGCCAGATAAATAGGGGAGACTACTAGGAAGAGGTAGAAACCAGTAAGGCAGAAATGGTTCTGATTTTATTGAAGCGACCTGAATCCCCTCAAACCGCGCACCAGAAAGGAACACCTAGTAGTCGTTAATTTAGAAAGGATAATGAAATGGGTGTAACACCATCGACAGGAATGCCATTTGATGTTTATCAAGTGATGCAGGCGACAATGTATGGAACTCCACAAGCTCCACATTATCCTAATAGTGAAAATGTTAGACCCCCAGCGGGTAAAGATTCAAAACGTGTAGTAGAACCATCTACAAGGACTGATGTAAATATAGATGTTTTACGAAGATGGGTTGAACAAAAAGATAGAATTGATGATAGTTTAGAAGATCTAAGACTTAGGACTTATTTCAATAAAGAACAAATTGAACAAGGAGCAATCTTAGATATAGAAGTTTAAGCGGGTATAGCATAGTGGTAATGTTACAGCCTTCCAAGCTGAAGATAGGAGTTCGATTCTCCTTACCCGCTCCAAATAAAAATCCATGGCGACGGCCTATGGATTGTGGTGACTGAATAAGTGGTAAGCGTGCCACTAAGGTATACACAAAGAGGGTAGCACCCTGTCTTAGCGGATGCAGTGTAGTTTGAAAGCGAGTTAGCCCGAGCGCTCAGTGCGAGTAGATGTAGGTAATCGGTAATCCTACCCACAACTTATAAACGGAGATTAGCGCAGTCTGGTAGCGCACTTGGTTTGGGACCAAGGGGTCGTAGGTTCGAATCCTACATCTCCGACCAAACAGAAATTATTCCGGCGTAGCTCAGCGGTAGAGCAGTTGACTGTTAATCAATTGGTCGTAGGTTCGATCCCTACCGCCGGAGCCAGAAAGAGGCAAAAATGTATAAACCTTTACCTGATAGCGTTACTATTAAAAAATCTGAAATCAATGGATTAGGACTCTTTGCAGTTGAACCTATTAAGGAAGGAACCGAAATAGGATTGTCTCATTTTTATTGGGGCGATCAGTTACAGAGAACACCTTTAGGTGCTTTCTATAATCATTCCGAAGAACCTAATATCTTAAAGGTTCAAAGGGATAGTAGATTCTTTATTGTGGCTACAAGAGATATTTTGCCAGATGAAGAAATAACATGTAGATATACTTTTTATAATGTGGAGAAGTGAAAATGACTCGTTATGGTTCAAGCACAAATGTAAAAGATACTTGGAGTACTGATGATGATGGAAACATTCGTTTATCGTCATCTAAAGATTTCAAATCTTTAGGTATTCAAGATGCTGATACATTTGCAGCAGTAAACATCAACGGAAGTGTAGTGTTGGTTAAAATAGATATGGTATTGAAATAAGCCGCTCTAGCTCAGCTGGTAGAGCAACTGATTTGTAATCAGTGGGTCGGGGGTTCGAGTCCCTCGAGCGGCACCACCGCCTCTGTGGTGAAATAGGTAGACACAAGAGACTTAAAATCTCTCGACCTTAGGTCGTCCCAGTTCGAGTCTGGGTGGAGGCACCAATCAATCTTGGAGATTATTATGCCAAAGTTTAGAGACATTTTTGATGTCTTAGAAGAAAAACCAAAAAAGAAACGCAAACGCCGAACCAAGGCGGAAATGGCAGCTGCCCGTGAAAAAGAAGCGCAGTTGGAAGCAGAAAAGAATTTTGTGGTTCCACAAAATACAACTGTATATTCTAATAGGCCCATACCAACTAAATCATCCAGGCCTATAAAAAAATATCCACCACCCCCACCAAAACCAAAATTTGATCTTTCTAAAATAGAAGAAGAAATAGTCTTGCCAGGCGGGGCAAAATATGGTATAACTAAAGAAACAAAACATGGTAAACATATGATCTACTACTGTAGTGCTGCAAAAGATTGGAGCATATTATATGATGCAAGATATAATGATGTATCGAAACATTGGAATTTTTATAACAAATTAAAAGTTAGATTAGAGAGTGAAAAAAATGGAAGCACAAAAAAATCCGTGGCATCTAGAAATAGAACCAGCAAAACTAAAACTTCTGCTAAGCGAAAAAGTACAAAAGGTGGTGTTCGAAAAAGCAGACGGAACGATTCGGGAGATGATGTGTACAACAAATCCAAATATAGTGCCGTGGCCTGATAACCCTACTGAAGCAGAAGGGCGCATTTCCGAAAAAAGAAATAAAGATGAAAATCTTTTTTCAGTATGGGACGTGGAAAAGGAAGGATGGAGATCCTTTCGATTTGAAAGACTTATTAAATACGGAGATCCAGAATAATGGGAAAGAAAAAACTAAGAGATAAATATACTTCTAAGGGCGAACGTAGAAGTGTTGCTAAGCACAACCGCACACCAATGCCAAAGAATACAATCGGTCGTTTGATTCGTCAGAGGGATGCCTGGAAAGAGGGCAAGAATGTTGTTATCACTATGGCAAATCCAAATCCAAATGAAACAAACAAAAAATTTATTAGAGTAAATGCTAGAGAACTTTGGGGAGATCCAAAGAAACAAAGAGCTTACTCCATGAAAGATGCTTGATGGTTGAATTTGACATAAAACCTTTGCATAAGAATAAAGCCTCTTTGTTTGTCGCAGAGAGGCACTATTCTGCTGTTATGCCTAGATTGACTAAACATTATCTTGGTTTTTTTGTCAAAGAAGAATTGATGGGTGTACTAACATTAGGGTGGGGCACAAATCCAATGGGAACAATAAAGAAAATGTTTCCAGACTTGACAACAAAAGATTACTTTGAAATTGGCAAGATGTGTATGGACGAGACAATGCCAAGAAATTCTGAAAGTCAGATGTTATCGCAAACAGTTAAATGGATGAAACAGAATACTCCAGATATCAAATTTTTATACACTTGGGCAGATGGAATTGTGGGCAAGCCTGGCTATGTTTATCAATCTGCTAACTTCTTGCATGGCGGTTTTATTTGGTCTGATGTTTATGTTTCAGAAACAGGAGAGAAAGTACACTTTAGAACCATCCAAAGACAAATGAAAAAAGAGATGGGTAGATTTGATACAAAATATGGCCCACGACCAAATGATGAAAAAATGGGTCAGCTAGGGTTTTCTAGAGTTTGGGGAAAGCAGTTTAGATATATCTATCCATTGACTAAAAAAGATAGAAAGTATATGAATAGATACTCGACTTGTAGTTGGGATAATAATTATCCTAAAGATAGTGATCTACAATGGAAGATAAAAAAACCAGGCGAAACAGAATATACTATCACTGATACAATGCCTTTTATACATAGTAAAGATGTTAAACACAATACTGCAAATATAAGAAGGTATAAATCAGAAATAAGTATTGACGATTTTTTATAAGGAGAATGATATGGTTGAATTGCCAGAATGGAAATCTTTCTATAAATTTAGTTATATAGAAACAGAAAATGGAAGTGAGAGTCAAAAGATTGATTATAAGTTTGATTCTTCTGAATTTGCATTACCAGAAGTACTAGCTAAGATCGAAGATTTTCTTATTGCGTCTGGATATGATTGGATTCAGAGAGGTACTTTATCTGTAAAAAATAAAAGAAATGATTTGTTTACAAGCACCGAATTAGGATCATTACCAGACGATTTGGAATTAGAATTAGCAGATTCATTGAAGAGTGCTCTAGAAGAACTCAAAAGACAGAATAATATTGAGATTGGTGAGAGAATGATGGGAATAGACAGAACTGCAAAGGTTGTAAGTATAAATGATGGAAAAGAAATTCCAGAGTTTAATATGGATACATCATTTCAGCATATAACACCAGAAACCCTTAATGTTAGATGGGATGAATATGATCAAACTATCACATATGGTGGAATTCCAATTGAAGAAATAGATTTTTCAAAACATGAATATGAAGTAGACGAAGAAGATAATATTTTACATTAGAAAGGATTATAAATGGGATTTAATTTATCAAATAGATCGAAGGCAAAACTAGAAGGAGTGCATCCAGATATGGTTGCAGTCGTTGAGCGAGCCATAGAGCTCACTAAAGTTGATTTTGGTGTCACTTATGGAGTTAGAACGCTTGAAGAACAGGAGAGACTTGTAGCAAGTGGTCGCTCACAGACTATGAAGTCTAAACATCTTATTCAAGACTCTGGTTATTCACATGCGGTGGATGTGGTAGCTTATGATGGGTCAGATGTTGTGTGGGAAATTAATGTATATGACGATATTTGTGATGCTTTCAAACAGGCCGCTGAAGAGCTTGGAGTAGCGATCAAGTGGGGTGCTGCTTGGTCAGAAGGCGATATCAGATCTTATTCTGGTACTGCTGAAGATGCTATGAATGCATACATAGATCTTCGTCGCAGTCAAGGTCGGAGGCCTTTTATCGATGGGCCACACTTTGAACTTATGTGATATATTTGCAATACTTTAAAAAAGTGTTGACATGTCGTAATAATTGTGGTATAAATAAATTCGTAATTGTTGATGCAATTCAAAACACATACTGGACTTGGGGGCAGTACCCAACGCCTCCACCATAAATGCACTATGTCCTGCTGCATCAGGAAGTTATGCAGAACATAGGTTGCCCACGATGGGACGCCGAAGTTAGTGCATTTTTGATGGGGGCGAACTAGGATCGACAGGTGAGTAGAGATGAGTGGAGATTACCGTGGTGGCTTACGATATTCGGCCAACTAAACTAAATGCAAACGATAATTTTGCACCTTCTGAGTTCGCTCTAGCAGCGTAACCACAGGGGGTTGGCCACTCACCTAGCAACAGAAGAAGTGGCGCTCATAATAAAAAGGAATAACAAAAATGAGAAGTATTATTTTGTCAGGTGCATTTGCACTTGTATTGGCAAGTTCGGCCGCAGCGATGGAACTTGGAAACGGTCTTTCATGGAACAATGAAGTGACAGCAGAAAGAAATTTGGAAACAGAAACAAATAGCTTTACATTTGAAACTGATGTTGCATGGGATTTTGGATTGGGTACTTTAGAAGTCGGCCCAAATGTATTTGATCTTGAAAATATTGAATGGACTTCAACAGAATACCAAGTAACTATGCCAGTCAAATTTCTTGATGGCGCAGAAGTTTTTACAAAAACATCTACCAATAGTGATTGGGAAATTGGTGACGTAACAATCGGCGCATCTTTCACATTCTAAATATTTACAGGGTTGCTACTTAATAAGCACGCCTCCCCCCACGGTTAGGGGGAGATTTTACACACAGACACAGGAGAAAAAAATGTCTAATAAAAATCCTTTTGAAATTCGTTCCGAAATGCTTCAACTTGCCAAAGATTATATGGATCAGCAATATCACATGAATCGTGAGTTCGCGGAGAAAATGTATGAAGCAGGTAAAAGCTCTATGGAAGAGTGGCAAAAAGCCAATCAAATGTATTCAATGGATGAACTAATGGAAAAAGCAAAAGAAATGTATTCTTTTGTTTCTAAAAAAGACTAGCTGAAATGCGGATGTCGGATACAAGTAAATCATATATATTTTAGTGGTTATGAATTTCTAAGATTGAAATATCAATAAACGGAAAATATAATTGAATAAAGCTTGTATCCAACATCTAAAAGTGAATAGAGGTAATAATGCCATTATATACATTTAGATGTAAAAGTTGTAATCACGAATTTGAACATTCGTGTAAAATATCAGAGAGGGACGAAGCCCTACGTGGTTCTTGTCCGTCTTGCGTTCACCCCGAAAAATGTACATTAGAACAGATCATTACCAAAGTAAACATTGGTGATCCAACTGGTCGTGCAAAAGTTCCCCTTGAATTTAAAGAAAAAGTATTAGATAAGGTTGATGCTGTGCCAGGCGCTGCAAAACGTGAATCTAAATTTAATGTAGAGAGATCTGCCTCGGGGTATTAGATATTTACAAGCTTACAATTAGTTTTCCCCCAACAATAGGAGTCTGATCGTGAGCAGAAGGTCTAAGAAAAATAGAAGTAGTAACAATAGATTAATTGGTTTAGATAGCAGGAGTACAGATTTAAAAAAAATTTTTCCAATGACACCAGCACAAGATAAAGTATTTTCTTCATTTGAACAAGGAAATCATTTATTCTTACATGGAGTTGCAGGCACAGGTAAAACTTTCGTTTCATTATATCTTGCATTGAATGAATTGCTTTCTAAAAGATCGATGTATAGAGAAATACAGATAATCAGAAGTGTAGTTCCAACAAGAGATATGGGATTCTTGCCCGGCACAGAAAAACAGAAAACAGAATCATATGAAGCACCATATAAAACAATTGTAAACGAATTGTTTCAGTGTGGCACAGCATATGAAAGTTTAAGAAAAACCAATTTAATTAATTTTAGTTCTACATCATTTATTCGTGGCCAAACATTTTACGATAGCATAATAATTGTTGATGAATGTCAAAATATGAACTTTCATGAACTAGATTCAGTAATTACTAGAATAGGAGATAATTGTTTAATAATATTCTGTGGAGACTTTAGACAGTCTGACTTCAGATGGGAAGATGAGAAAAATGGCATCAAAGAATTTATGAAAATTATCAGAAAGATGTCACAGTTTTCATTCATAGAATTTGGCCAAGAGGACATTGTAAGGAGCGCACTAGTTAAAGATTACATTATAAATAAACTAGAACTAGGAATTGCGTAAATGTCAAATGTAATAGATGCAGCAGAGTATTTCAGTATTAAGAAAGAACAGGGCCTCCCAACACTGGAGTCGATCAAAGATTATATTGACTATGGAGATGAATCAGATCAAATTTGTCAGCATGTTATGTTGGATTTAATCGAAACATTATCTGTAGAATATGAATTTGAAACACAGGATTTGAGGTTCTTAGATGAATTAGCTTTTCTGCATCTAATACTACAAGCAATTGTTGACAGACAATTAGATATTGATAATCCATTTATTGAAGAGATGAATGTAGCAATTAGTAATTTGAAAAGGGAACATAAGAAAGAAGTATAATGTTTAATCATGTTGATGTTGACTTACCGATTAATAAGCTTAGTCGAGTAAATGAAAATGGTAAAAGATGGTATCTAACACCAGACGGAAATAAGTATCCATCTATAACAACAGTCCTTTCGTGGTTTTCTGCGAAAGGACTTATGGAATGGAGAAAAAGAGTTGGTGAAGAGGTTGCCAATAAAATCACTACTCAAGCTGCCCGAAGTGGAACTAGTGTTCATCAAATGGCAGAAGATCATCTAAACAATTTAGAATGGAAATCAAAAAAGACTATGCCTAATGACATAGAAACTTTTTTGAAAATAAAACCTGTCTTAGATGAAAGAATTGATAATGTGTATGCACAGGAACATCCATTATATTCAGATCATTTAGGACTGGCTGGGACGGTTGACTGTGTTGCCGAATTTGATGGTAAACTATCCATAATTGACTTCAAGACTTCTAGGCAAAGCATGATTGGAGATAAATATGGTAAGTTAGAAAAATATTTTTGTCAGGCTTCTGGTTACGCAGTGATGTTTGAGGAGAGATATAAAATGCCCATAAATAATTTAGTCATTATTGCGGCGGTGGCAGACAAAGACGAACCAGAGGTTTTTGTGTCTAAACGAGATGTTCATATAAAAGAACTAATAAATATGACAGAAGAATATAAAAATAGGTTTTAGGAAAAAATAAATGTCCAGAGTAGTTAGATTGGTTAGCGACAGAATTCCATTGGGAATTGAGCATCATCTTGGAGTTCTCTATGAGCCCCAATATGAGGATGGGGCCCCTTTTGTTTGGGGGAATTTTTATTTATTTGGTGTTACCAGATTGGATAAAAACACTGATGATCTTGAGATTGTTCCAGAAAAAACAGTTACTCTTAATTCACAAATTAGAGAAAAGAGAGTGACACTCGCGCCTGGCCAGACTGTAAAGTTAAAAGTTAATAATTCTTCTGTAGGAATTGCTAGAGTTGCTTTACTCATAAGTGCTAGCACTAGTGATGGGAGTGTGGATATAATTTTTGATGATAAAAATAAAACAGTTGTTCATACAAACGAAACTTCATGGATGCAATATATTGATTTAACTCTGACGCCCGTAAAAGATTTTCCTACAGTTACATATTCCCTTTCGATAGATAGACAAATCGGAGAATGGGGATACAATTTAATTAATTCTACAAGTCCATATCCAAAATTTCCATCATCTCCACAATTAGTTGCTCAATGGGATACTAAAAAATTTGAAAATGTGAGTTGTACTATAGTTTTTGGACAAAGATTCGGAGAACGTCTGGGACAAACAAAAATTCATATCAATTCTATAGAAAGTAAATTTTTGATTTTGCCATATAGATGGAAAAATAGTGGATGTAGCAAAGCAGATATTGTATGTCATTTTGATGTATTGTCTGAAAATGGAGATGTTGCTAAATTTAAATGTAAAGAATTAGCAGGTATAGACGGCATAAGTTATTAAAGCCGTATATTAATTACTATGTGAATTTGAAAAACAACTTAAAAACGAAAGGAGGTAATACATGGATATTATCAACAAAGTAAAAGGTTGGGCTGGCGCACTAGCTGAATTAGGTATTAGTGTCGCCGCGCTTATGATTGTAGTAGAAGTACTAGGTTTAGGTGCAATCCCATTCTTTCCAGAAGTGAGTGTAGTAAGCAATGTGAGTAATATGCTTGCTGTACTAGGCGCAGAAGGTCTTATGGGCTTGATTGCGATTTGGGTATTATGGGGAATTTGGAATCGCAAGTGATTCCAGACAATTAACTGATTAACAGAAAGGAGGTCATATGGTCGATAAGTTAAAAGACTGGACTATGGCTAGAAAAAATGAAAGAACTACTTGGGATGGTATTCTTTTAGTAGTATTTGGAGTTTTATTGTTAATGGGAAGTCCATTAGTAAAACTCGCCGCATGGATAGCAATTCTTTGGGGCGTATGGACAATCTGGAAGTCAGAATAAAGTCTTGACATAACTTGTATTATAGCGTATACTGTAAAAATATACGCTATAATACGAAAGGAGATAGAATGTTAAAATTAAAAAGTTCAAAAGAATTTTGTGATGAAATTGAAAAGAATGTAAGTGAAATGAAAATGTCTTACATCGAAACAATCACGCATTACTGCGAAACTAATAATTTAGAAGTTGAAAATGTGACTCCACTTTTGAGTTCATTTATAAAAGAGAAAATCAAATACGAAGCAGAGGGTTTAAACTTAGTCAGAAAATCGACTCAGCGGCTACCTTTATGAGATACATGTCTAGTAGAAAAATAGATGATTTTGAAGCCTTTAAGATATATTTGGCAATGAAGAATCATTTCGCTGGTAAGTTTGATTTTAAGAAGTATAATGGTAAAGTAAATACAAAAAAAGAAACATATCTGAATAGAAAAGATAAAAAAACTTTTGAAGAACTTTCTAAAAGATATGACAAAAAAACCTTAGAAGAATTTTTACTTTCAGTTTTTGTTAATGTTACTGATAGTGGAAATTTAGCAATACATAGAAATGAATATATGTATTCTAAAAATCTACTTGATAAAGAATCGATTGAGATCTATAAAAACTGGAAAAAAAGAATACATAGTATCAGATACACTTTTAAATCGGATTGTGAAATTCTATTTTCTAGTGCATCAAATAAAGACTTAGAATTTCAAGATATTTTTAGGTCTTTAAAAGGACACTATCCTTTTATAGTACAACTGGAACAAAAAGGTGAAATTTGTTTAGAAACCTTAGTAATCTTTGAAAAGATTTTTGGTTTCTTGAAAAAAGTAAAGATTGATGATACAACTTACTGGCCGGTTTATTGTAAGAAGATAGACAAGTACATGTCTTTTTTAGATGTGGAACTTGATTATTATGTTGGAGTTATAAAGACTCTTTTGATTGAAGATTATTATGAAAATTATGGTAAATATATTTAATTTACATCTTGACATACAACGAATATTGAGTTATATTAGAAAAATAAACAAACGCATACAACGCATATTAAGGAGAAAAATATATGTCTTTTGCAGCATTAAAAAAGAATCGTACCAACTTTAGTAAACTTACAGAAGAGTTGGAAAAAACATCTCAACCACAATCAAATACATCATCTGTAGATGATCGTTTTTGGAAACCAACTATTGATAAGTCTGGTAACAGTTATGCTGTTATTCGATTTCTTCCACCAACTGATGGTGAAGACCTTCCTTGGGTTCGAGTTTTCAATCATGGGTTCAAAGGCCCTGGCGGTTGGTTAATTGATAATTGTCTTACTACTATTGGAAAGCCATGTCCTGTTTGTGAAAGCAATACAGAACTTTGGGGAACTGGTTCTCAAGACAATCAAAATCTGGCTAGGGATCGTAAACGTAAACTGAAATATATGTCTAATATTTACGTTGTTAAGGATCCAGCAAATCCAGAAAACGAAGGTAAAGTTTTCCTTTATTCTTTCGGTAAAAAAATCTTTGATAAACTGAACGATATCATGCGTCCACAATTCGAAGATGAAGATCCAGTAAATCCATTTGATTTTTGGGAAGGTGCTAATTTTAAATTGAAGTATCGTACTGTTGATGGATATGGTAATTATGATAAATCTGAATTTGATCGCCAGTCTGCACTGTCAGAAGATGATGCAGAATTGGAATCAATTTATAATCAACAACACTCTTTAGAAGAGTTTGTAAGTCCTAGTAACTTTAAGTCTTATGAACAACTTAAAGAGCGTCTTGATAGAGTTCTTGGTAATACTGCTTCTATGACAAATGCAGATTATGATATGGATGAGTCAATCTCTGATACTCCAAGTTTTGCGAAACCTTCATTCAAGGAAGTACCAACACCAGAACTCGCTTCAGCATCTAGTGATGATGAAGATGATTCAATTTCATACTTCACACGTCTTGCTGAAGAAACTTAAAGGGTATACTAGATAGAATATCCCTGATGGCAGAGTAAGCCTCGCATCGAAAAGACTAGGTACACCAGAGCGGAAGGTAGAGATTATATCTCTACCTTCTTTTTTACATAACGGGCATTCTCAAATTTCATAGCTTAAACCCTTTTTTTTCTGCAATTGCAAACTACATAATAATGTATCAGATACACACATTTATCACATTAGGAGAATAAAAAAATGTTTGAGACATTTGTAAGATTATATTCAAATTGGCAAAATAGATACGAGGCTGCTCGTAGTAAAAAAATTACTATTGATGAGTTGAGTAAACTTAACGATAAAGATTTAGAAGATATTGGAATAAACAGAGGTGATATTCGTTTCATTGCAGATAAACATTATAACGACATTAGAGAAGAATATTTCAGAGATATTAGAGCTAGAGCAGATATGATAAATTCTAATTTAAGAGGATGGGTATAATGACAGATACTTTATTTCATTTAAGAAATGAGATGTCCTCTATGGCGTCTAGTGTTTGGTCTGGGTTTTATAAATTCTGTGAAATTTCTGGTTATGCAAGAGCAGCATCAGCACTAGCCAGACAGGGATTGCACGAAGAAGCAAAAGCTTGCATGATGCAAGCGAAAAAACTGCGTACTAATTAATTAGAATGCTCCATGTAAACCTCTGGTCGCATCTCTGATTGCTTGGTCAGTGTGTCTGACTTCTGGCTTCTGTACTGCTGTAGTTGTATTGTTATTGACTACATTATTTGTAGTTGATTGCGGAGCAACAACTACATTTGCAGCACCGCCTGCAGGGCCCGCTGAATCTAGTGCATTTGTATTCATAAATTCACTTGCTGCAAGTTTTTGTTGAGCAGAGTTTAATTCATTGGCAGATGTATTGGAAACGTCTGTAGTTAAGCCCGATGCGTTTAGAGTGTTTGTTGGTGTTATGTCTTGAATAGCTGAAAGCTTTTCTCTTTCTGCATTCAAAAGTTCTGTTGTTTTATTCACTCGAATTTGACGTGCTTCTTTCACTGGATCGGGTCCTCTTTTGGGACTTTTTGTGTTGTCCAATGCTGCTTGTTCTTTTGCTAGTGTACTTTCCAATCTCTTTATGTTTTCTTCAATTTTCGCTTTTTCTTTTGCTTGTAGTATTTGGTTTTGTTTTTCGATATTATTTTCTGCTCCAGAAATCATTTCTTTTGCTAATTGAGTCAGTTCGTCTGTTCTTTGTTTAAAGAGTTCTGGATTTGTTGTAGAATCTGTATCAAATGGGCGCGGATTTTCTGGGGTGCGATACATATCATTATAAGTATCTCTTACCATCAATCCAATATCCAATGGAGCTCCCGCTAAGCTTGGTAAAAATATTCCAGCACCTTCGGCTGCAGCCCCGGCGAAATCTCCCTCAAACAATCTTCCTAATGCAAAAATTCCTCCAGCAGCAATTCCAAGAGCAGGTATTGCTTTTACTGCAACGCCTGCTGCATTTTTTGCCAGAATTTTCATTGCTAGTTTTTTATCGATTGATGATGCTACTTTTGCTACACTACCTGTTTGGTTTCCGGCCGCACTGGCAGCACTATCGATTGCACTAACGACACCTCTATTGTTGCTCGCAATTATTTTTCTTGCCTCTTCTAATCCACCATCTCCCGCTCTTGGTGCTGCAGATGGTTTTGATATGGCCGGATCGACTTTTGTATTGACGCCATCCGACACTGCGACTTTTATATCGTTATTCTGGCGCAATCTCACTCGTTCATCGTTTATTAGGTCAGTCTGAGTTTTTCTTTGGTCAAATTTCTTAATTTCGGCATCTTGTGCTTTTTTTGCCAACGCCTCTCTTTCTAATCTTCGAAACTCTAAATCGGCCCGCTGTCTTTGTTTCATTTTTTCAATTTCTGCCTGTTGTTTCGCTTTTGCTCTTTTCTCTGCTTCTGCATCGGCGTCAGTTTTTTTCGTATTATCGGCGTCAGTTTTTTTCGTATTATCGGCGTCAGTTTTTTTCGTATTATCGACGTTGTCAACATTAGGTTCTGGTAAATCGGGTGCTCTAAACATTGATGTAAGTAGAGATCCGCCACCAATCGCAGCAGTCAATGCTAAAAGACCTTTTCCTAATTTTCCTCTAGTCAGTGCTTTTGTTAAATTTTTCAATCCGCCTAAAAGGCCTTTTCCCTTTCCTTTTCCTTTTCCTCCGAAAAGATTTCCTAAAAAAGAGCCCCCTGCAACTGCGCCAAAGAGATCAACTCCACTTCCATCTCCATCGCCGCCGGGCCCAGGCCCACCGCTTTCAGCAATCTCTTTGTTGGTTTTTGCAAGTGCTTGTAATGCTTTCAGTTGTGCAAGTTCTATTTGTTGATCTTTTTTTCTTTCTCTTCTGAGTTCTCTCTGTTCTTCTATTTCTAATGATGTTGGATTACCATCATTATCTTTCATCCATTGTAGGAGATCTCTTATTTCTGCTAGATATGGTTCATTAGGCCCAAGTTTTGTATCTATTTCATCAAGTGCATCTTTATTTCCTGTGAGTTTATCTTCTATTCCAGAATTATCTACAGGTTCTGGTTTATTCTCTGGTTGTGATACTGAAGGTTCACCATCTAATCCAAATTTTGACTTGAGTGCTTCAATCTCATCCAGTTCTGCTTTTTTAATTTCTCTATCTTGTTTGTCTGCTTGTGCTTTTCTAATGATGTTGTCTTTGATTTCATTTATGACTTCATCTTCAGATACGCCTCTACGTCTTGCCTCTTCTTGGATTTTTTCTTGATCCATATTAGAACGAGCAATCGCATCTTCGTTTGATATTTGGGTTCGTAGTACTTCGAATTCTTTTTTCTCTAGAGCTCTTTGTGCTGCAATTCTTTCTTCTCTTTGTGCATTTTCTTCTTTAGCAGCTTTGCGTCTTTCTCTGAATTGTTTTACTCTTTGTCCAATAAAACTTGCTCCCATTGCGAGAAGTGGACTTTGTGATAATGCTCCCGTTACAAGGCCTCCTATTCCATCAAGACTTCCTTTGACAGTATCAGATACTAAATCTTTGACGCCTGCTTTAAATCCAGCATTTTCTTTGATGCTTGCTTGAGAATTTTGAAGAACTTGTTCTAAGATTTGTCTTTCTCTATTAGAAACACCTTCCATATTTTCAAGTGTTGCACTTAATGCATCAATTCTTTTTCTAGTTTCCGTGAATTGTTTTACAGAAACATCTGATTGTTGTTCAAAAATAGAACCTATTTCATTCAATGCCTGTCTTGCACCGGCAGACTGAAGAGAAGCGCTCGCGTCTTTTACAGACTTCGCGAGCTCTTCTTGATTTTGTTTTACTAATTTTTCAGTTACTGATGCAAGATCTGCCATTATTTTCTACTCATGTAAGCTTGAGCACCAAAATAAAAACCAACAATAGATGCCTGTGCAATATAAAATAATCCGAATAAATCAGATAAAGCATTTACTCTAGAGTCTGATAAAACTGGTGTGAATAATACAATAGTAAAAATTAACATAGAAGCCAAAGATATCCAACTCATTTTCTTTTGAGTCTCTGCCTTTTCTTCGGCTCTTTCTATTTCAAGCATTTCTTTTTTCAATGCGATTTCTTCTTGACTCACTTTTCCATCTCCATGTAGGTCAAAATTAATTTCCTCTGCTGGTGCCATTTGATTTCCTTATTGATTTTGTTCTCTTCGTTTCTTTTCTTCGTTTAAATAATTAATCAATAAATTAAGATAGATTTCTCTTTCCCACGGAATCATATTTTCCAATTCACTCAAACTATATTTATGATGATGCATTAACGCAAAGTTATTCCTATACAAAGACGCGAGGGATTCATGATTTAAGGTTAGGAAAAAAAATCGGAAATGCCTCTTACTTTCATTTCTTTTTGAAATCCACACTTAGGACATCTAATATTCACTTCACATACTGTTTCTGGCATATTTTCAAAGAAGTCATTTATTAAATCTAATTGTTTTTGTGTCAGATTTTCAATAAACTCCGATACTTCTTCAATAGTATAATCTGAAACATTGTGCATATCATCTGCATCCCAGATAAATTCTACGCAACTTGCAATTAATTTCACCAAATCATCATAATCTTCTGCTGATAAAAGCCTATTTAATGTTTCAAAATCAGGATATTTCATTATAAGACCAATTTCATCTGTTAGTTCTATTTTATTTGAATATCCTTCTTGTTCTGTGTTGACTCTAACTTGGTCTAAGTCAAGCAAAAAAGGTAATTGACAATCCCCTGGCCCGTTTTCCTTTTCTGAACAATTTTCTTTTTTATAATTCAAATTAATAATATTTCCAACAGATTTTGATCTGAGTTGAATGAATAGATATTCTATATCAAATGTAGATAATTTTTCTACATCAATATCATTTAATACGCAATTTCTTATTATTTGTTTAACTGCATCAATTTTTTCTTCTACTGTCTCTCCTTCTTGAGCCATCAAAAGAATTTTCTCTTCTTTGACCAGAAATGGCCTATATCTTATTTTTTTATTTGTCGATGGCAACTTCAATTCATAAGTTGGTGTATCAATTTTTGGTAACATAATTTCCTCACAAAATTAATTATTAAAATGGTATTCTAAAAGATGAACGTAAATTTGAAATTCTATTATTTATTTGGTTTTGTGTAGCTTGAAATCTCTGACTTACTTGGGACTGTAAGTTGGTAACTTGTCCTTGAATATTGTTACCTACAGTATTACGAAATTCTCCGACATAATCTCTCCCGGCCCTTTCAGCCAATTGGTCGAGTGTCGCAAATGGTAGTGAGCTCACTGGAGAATTTGCTGGGTATCCAGATGAAAATTGCCCCGTTTCTGTTGTTCTATTCTCCAAAACCGTTTCTGAACTATATTTTAGATATGACATGGTAATTTGGCATTGTGCAACATCATCATTTCCATATGCAAATGAAACCTCTCCTATTGATAATGGAAATGCGTCTTGAAACTCATGCACACTCATAAGAACATCTTTTTCATTGAAAACTAGCAATCTAAGTTTTCCATTATATTCTGTTGAATATCTTATTTTATGGTCTTGATAATCGATAACATAATGCATCCAGTTTTCAAACCATTCTCTCTCTTTTAGTCCTTCGCTCAAATAAATACTAAAAGTCAATTGGTCATATGTGGTGGAATATGGTGCTTGTCTTACAGGCCCATATACTTTTGTCTCTGTTGTTGCTAATGATTTTTGCGGAAGAGTTATGGATGGAACTCTAAATCTCAGATCTTGAGATCCCATTTCTCTAATGTTATTTACTGCAATAGGAGGATGAACAAACAATTCATATCTATTTGCTTTTGTAAATCCAAGTTTTCCTACATTACTTATGAATTCAGATATTGAGGCCATTTATCTTCCTATCTTGCCTTAGCAGAATCTGACCAAACTTTTGATGCAGCTGCTTTTTTAAATTTTTGTACTGGTAAAAACAGAGCAATGTCCCATTCATTTGCGTCTATTTTTACAAAGTTACCTTTTACATGTGTATATAGATATTTCTTCACACACGGTTTTATCATGTTATATTTAGACAAACCTTTTAGGACATTATAAGAAATTGCCAATTTTGTTTTGGCATCATAATTCTTTCCTTGAACTGTTCTGGTTAAAGCATCCATGATTACAATTCTGTTTCTTGGAGAAACATAATGAAGATTGATTCCCACAAATCCGCCAGGAATTTTATCTATCATGAATATGAGAGGAAATTCGTCATAGTAAGGTAATTTTTTTGCATATTTTGGGTCATAGTAATAGCAATACATTGAACCAATCTGTGGTCCGCTGACTTTTCTGTCAGATGCATTTGCTAGTGTGTTTCTACTAATCCTAGTTTCTCTAACCTTTTTTCGAAACCATTCTCTTGCTTTGTTTGTATTTGGTGTAATACCCTGAGCGGCAAGTCTATTTAATAGTGGTGCAAAATTTGCCATGTTATCTTCCTAACTGATCTTCTGTCATAATTTTAAATTCCCAACTTCTGTCTTTACAGAATTCTTCTGCGGCTTTCCATTTTGCTTCATTTACAGACCAAGTTTTCATTTCGCTCAAATATCTAGGTGTAATTTTTTGTCTTTTTCTGGGTGCCTTGGTTTCTTTTTTGGGTTTTACTTCTACTATAATTGTTTTTGGCTTTCCTTCTCTATTCACCTTAACTAGAAAGTCAGGATAATATCTATGTACTTTTTTATCTAAAGGAGATAAATAAGGAATAACTAGTTCTTCACTAGACCAAATTAAAACATCAGGATTTTCATCACAATACTTCATGAATCGTCTTTCCCACATAGAACGATACACAATATTTTTTACATTCCCAACGTATTTTTGTGGGTTATTTGGGTTGTATTTTCCTTTATATGTAAATCTTCTCATTTAGATGAAAAAAACCTTTATAAATATATTTAACTATTTAGGAGAAAAATAGATGTATCAAGAAGCAGGAAGAACAAACGCTTATGATATTGGCCTGTATAGTCAATTTGAAGGATCATATCCAATAGACGGACCTAATGCTATTGAAAATGATTATATTCTTTTTACTGGATATGAAGGAAAAGTTCCTGGCTATACAAAAATAAAAAGTCGAGGTGCTGCTTCTGCCAGGGCAACTGGAACTGTGAAACTTTATATTCCAGAAAATGTTAAAAATTCTACAAAATCAAATTATGAAGGAACAAACGGCGGAACTCTCTTATCGGCCGGTGTAAACGCTGGTGGAAATGTTGATGACCCTGCTTCTCTCAGTGGGGTTACGAAGTATTTGAAACAATTAGGCATTGATGCCATCACCGCGGTCGGTAATGCTGCCATTGGCGACAACGCAGCTGTAACTTCTCAGGCAGTAGGAGTTTCTGGTGCAGCAGCAAATAGACATGTTCTTTTTCAGGGTGTAGATTATAGACAATTTACATATCAATATAACATGATGCCAAAAACAGCAGGCGAATCTCAACAACTAACAAATATAATTAAATATTTTAGAGCACAAATGTCACCCGAATTGACGGCGGGCGGAAACTTTTTTACTCCACCAAACTTTTTTGGAATTAAATATTATATTGATGGAAGAGAATCTTCGCATTTAAATAAAATCAAACCCTGCGTATTAACTGACTGCGAAGTTGAATATGGTGGAAATGGTTCGTTTGGAATGTTTAGAGAAACTGGAGCTCCAGCGGTTGTTAACTTAACTCTTACTTTCCAAGAAGTTCAACTTATAACAAAATCAGACGTACAGGTGGGTTTCTAAAATGTTTAAAAATATTCAAAATATAGTATATGATATGAACCTTGATGGTAGGGTTCGCCCAGTAAAGAATATTTTTAAATATTCTTACATAATTCAATCATATGTAAATAATCCATTGTCAACTTTTGACTATACTGTTTCTGACAGCGATTCAGCAGAATTGATTGCAGCTCGTTATTATGGAGATCCAGAATTATCTTGGATAATATTACTTCTAAATGATATTAAAGATATTTACAGCGAATGGCCAAAATCAGAATATTCTTTGATGAATTATTTAAAGAGAAATTATAATCCCGAAAGATTATCATATTTTGACCTAAAAAGAGTAAAGGCGCTGACAAAGAAAAATAATATTCCTGATCCAAAAGACGGCGATGTAATATATTTGGAAGATTTGGATCAGACTCATAAGTTTGATGGCCCAAGTCAAAATTGGAATTTTATTTCTAATGGAAAACCACAATCAAGAATTTACAATAAAGAATATTTTATAACTTTAAACCAATATGATACTCCACAGTCATTTGTAGTTTCTTCAAAAACCTCAAAAATACCTGTCACAAATATGACTCTTAGAATTTATAGAGGTTCTACTGTAAATATAAACTTTACAGGACAAGATGTTTCTAGATTATACATTACTAGAGATGATGGTGGTAGTTTCACTTCTGAGAATTATTTTAGAGAATATAGAGAAGGGATTGAAAATAATAGATTGTCAAATGGATTATTGACATTTAATGTTCCTATGGATGCGCCTAATAGATTATATTATCAATCTTCTAAGTATAGAGATGTGAGAGGTTCTATTGATATTTTAAATAGGGAAGATGAGTATTATGTTGAACATTCTGATAAAAATTCCTTACAGCAAAGAAGCGGCAATAGAGTAGGACAACTTGCTAGAGTTGGAAGTGATTTTTATATTTGGAACGGAAATATTAAAACTATAAACAATTTTATTAGTACTTGGGAAAAATTGACAACTGATAGTAAAGTTCTTCATTTAGACATTGCAAAAAAAATTCCTAAACATTATATACACACAGAATATGACCATATTATTTCTTCCGAAACATATACACATTTATCCGATCAAGAAAAAAAATTATATAAAAAATATTCATCATATGAATATGAATTTGATCTAAATGAAAATAATAGAATAATAAAAATTATGAGAAGAGAAGTTCTTTCAGAATTTTTGAAAGAATGGGAAAGGATTTCTAAGTAATGTCTGATTTTGCAAAGTTAGGTGATTATCAAATAAATGATTTGACAATAACATCACACAATGGATTTCAAAGAAGTCTAATACCAATGGCAATGTCTATTCAAGTTTTTGAAGATATATTCTCTCCAAACATGACATGTAGAATTAGTATTAGTGATGATGGTGGAATGTTAAATTATTTGCCGATTATTGGACAGGAAAAGGTATCTTTTTCTTTTGTGACTATGGGTGGTACAACATCTATTAATATGAATATGATTGTTCATAAAATATCTGGCCTCACTGCCGATGGATTGTCTCAGTTATATAATTTAGAACTAGTTACCGAAGATATGATAAAAAATTTCGAAATGAGAATATCAGAAAGATTTGAGGGTAGTGTTACAGAAATAGCACAACAAGTCTTTAGTAAAATGGGAACAACAAAACAGTTGGAAGTTGAGCCCAGCGATGATAGATATGATGCAGAAACTGGAATCGTAATTCCAAATATGACTCCGATAAAGGCTTTAGATTTTTTAAGTGGAAAGGCATTTTCTGATACTTATAAAAGTTCTTCTTATACATTTTTTGAAAATTCTAAAGGATATCATTTAAAACCTATTGAAGCTTTGGCACAAGGAGCCTCAAAAAATAAATTTTATCTTGGAGATTTGAAAAATGTTGATGGGCCAGGAGGACAGAATTCGGAAAACAAGAAAGTAATTGATTATTCTTTTGATTCTAATTTTTCTGTTATCGATAACATAATGAGAGGAATGTATGTCGGAAATTTAATTACCGTTGACCTTCTTACAAGAAATTTCAAAACTTTAGAACATTCATATTGGGATAATTATATGGATTATCAATATATGAATGATGGCCCTATACATGATGTTAGCGGAACAGGTGTTCAATATAATCCAAGCACATTATATATTGCTCCCGAAACAGAACTAGAAACTGGAAAGCCTTTGCAGAATCAAGAAAAGATATTTCTTCAAAGAAAGTTTCACAGACAATTGATGCAGAACATAAAATGCACAATAAGTGTATATGGAGATAGTGATTTGACAGTTGGGGATTGTATTGATTTGAATGTTCCATTATTTAGTTCGACAGACCCAGATGAAATAGATAAATATTACAGTGGTAAATATTTAATCATGGCAATTCGGCACAGATTGCAATTTGGTAGATATATTACAGATATAGAAGTTGTTAAAGATTCTTTCAACGATTCGTTGCCATCTCCAATACCAATTCCAGTAGAAAATCGAGGAAACGCCAGATGATGAATTTTATGGGTAGAGAAGGTATGGTCTGGTGGCAGGGTATCATCGAAGATATCAAAGACCCTGAGGCTTTAGGTAGAGTTCGAGTCCGTATTATCGGATACCATACCGAAGATAGACAACAATTACCTACAGATGCGTTACCTTGGGCATCTCCAATTATGCCAATTACCTCTGCTGCGATAGCCGGTATAGGACAATCTCCTACTGGTGCATTGCCTGGCGCATGGGTTATGGGTTTCTTTAGAGATGGTGAGGCAGCTCAAGATCCTATTATATTTGGAACAGTTTATGGGCGTCCAAACGATACATCACAGACAACAGAAGATGGTTCATATCCATCTTCAGATGAGAGGGTGCCTGGCGCGTCCACAAACAACGAGACAGATGTTAACAGACTTGCAAGGGGAACTGGCGTCAGTGAAGAATCTGGTGGCTCTGGTGATGCTAATGGTGTCAGTGATGGTGCTGCAAATACTGGAGATCAAACTGCACATGGAAAAGTGGATCAAGACGGAACGCCATCAGATTCTGAAAACAAAAAAAGACTTTCAAAGATTACTACTAAAAATGGAAAATCAACATATGTAGCTACAATATTTGCAGAAAATTTTCAAAATTTTATCAATGAACTAGAAAAAACACCAGCACCAAATCATCCAAATGGATATACGATTTATAGTATAGGTGGGTATAATCATAGAAAATCCGCAGCGGGAAGTGGTGCATGGAGTTATCATGCGTCTGGTGCATCTATCGATATCAATCCTAGAGAAAATCCATATAGTTCGCAATTTATAACTGATATGCCATCAAACACTTCAGCTATTGCAGCAAAATATGGATTGGGTTGGGGCGGTGATTGGACAAGCAAAAAAGATACAATGCATTTTAGTATGGCTTCGGCAGAGCGCGGTTCTGTAAAATTAAAAAGAAATGGTGTTGTCCCAGATCCAAACACTGGTAGTCAAGAAGGTAGTCCAAGTTCTTCAGGTTCGTCCAGTGTTTATGGTAAAGGGAGTCCATTCCTTGGCGAAGGAAACACAAGGTATACTGCTCCGCAAAATCAACCGAAAATACAGACACAAGCACGTCCGGCCGTGAACGCGCAAGATTGGCAGTCTGGAAAAACTTATCAGGTTGGAGATGTTGTAAAAAGTCCAGTTCTTTCAAAGGGGCAAAATTCCACAGGAGGCCCGCCACATACAATGAAAAGCGGAATTATCTCTTCTGCTTCAGCATTGGGAATTTCTGCCGTTGATTTGGCTACAGTAATATCATACGAAACTGCTGGAACATTCAATCCAAGAAAACCTGGCCCTACAACCAAATGGGGTCAACACAAAGGGTTAATTCAATTTGGAGAACCTCAGGCTACACAGTATGGAGTAGACTTTACTACAGAACAATCTGCAATAGATACTCAATTAGGATCAAATGGCGCAGTAGTGAAATATCTACGAGATGCTGGTGTGAAGCCAGGAATGGGACGATTGGAAGTTTATTCTGCAATCAATGCCGGTGGAATTGGAGAGAAATACTATGGAAGAAGCGATAGTTCTTCTGGTGGAGCTGCTGGTACAGTCAGAGATAAAGTAAACAACCAAATGGCCGGACATGAAGTCAAAGCAAATAGACTCCTGCAAGGTACTGACGAGGCCAAATTTGTTGAACAAACTGTATTTATCGCAAGGAAGGCTGGTATTTCTGGAAGTGATGGTGGGCCTAGAAAATCTAATCTAACTGATGGTGATGTTCTTTGGGAAGTTGCAAATAACGAAATTCAACAACAATCTGTGAGTGAACAATTTGCAGAAGCCGAAGCAGCAGCTGCAACAACCTCAGATGGATATACCACAAACAATAAAGGAATTTCCAATACTCCTGCTGAAAACAAACCAGCGGCTGTACAACAAAAAGAAAATAGTATTGATGAAACGGATTTGTTTAAAGAACCAGATAATCCTTATGCAGCAGAATATCCATACAATAAAGTTTTGTTTACTGAGTCGGGACATATTCAAGAATTTGACGATACGCCTGGTGCAGAAAGAATACATACTATGCACAAGTCAGGAACATTTCAAGAGATACATCCAGACGGCACGACAGTAACAAAGGTTGTGAAGGATAATTATCAGATTGTCTTTGGAGAAAATAACATATATGTGAAAGGGAATCTGAACATAGTCGTAGATAAAGATGTAAATATAAAAGTGAGTGGCGCTGTTGATGCCCAGATTGGTAAAACTCTGAATTCGCAGAGTGGTGGAAATACAACAATCAAAGCACCAAGAATAGATCTAAACCCATAGGAAACTAAAATGGCAACACTTCAGACGAATAAAGATTTTGATTTGAAATTCACCAGAATGCCTAGTGGTGATGTGAAAATTAAAACAGATAAACCACAACTAAATCAATTTCCGGCAATAGAACAGAGTTTAATTAATATTTTGTTAACAAATAAAGGAGAAAAACCTTTTAATCCGGCTTTCGGTGGTGATTTATATGCAAGTTTGTTTGAACTCATTCCAGATATTGAGTTTTTATCTATTCCAGGCCAGATAAATATAAAAGAAAATATAAAATTAGTTCTAGAAGAATATGAACCAAGAATCAATGTAATGGAAGTTAATTTTGTTGGAGATGGAGAAAATAGATATGGCAAAGGTTCAGTTCATAAATCTACTGATAATAATCAGATCAACATTGAAATTAAATATATTGTTCCACCAGCAACACAAATGTATGAATATACACTACAAGTAAAAAGAGTAAGATAAATGGCCAAGAACATTAACATATCCGAATTAGATTTCAATTCAATTAAACAATCTATCAAGGCATATATGCAGTCAGACGAGACTTTCAAAGATTATAATTTTGAAGGATCTGCCCTTAATACTCTTACTGATATATTAGGATACAATACATATTATAATTCATTTTATTTGAATATGATGGCAAATGAAATGTTTCTTGAGACTGCAAGGTTGAGAGATAATGTTGTTTCTAAGGCGAAATTGCTGGGTTATACACCGACATCAAACAAATCTTCTGAAGCAACTATTGTTGCTACATTCGTGATAGAAAATTCTGTGAGCGATAGATTAAATTCAAAATATACAAATATTAAAATTGATAGAAATTTTGTTTTCAAATTGAATGCAGATGGCGCAGAGTATAGATTTGTCCCTAAAATTAATAGAGTTGTAAATCGTTCTCAAAATCCTATAGATATGGGTAACGGAAAATATCGCCACATATATGAAATATTTGATTTGGAATTGATTCAAGGAAACGAAGTTCAAGAAATGTATACAGTAGATACTTCTGATCCAAATCAGAAATTTTATATTTCAAATCAAAATGTAGACATATCCTCTCTTAAAGTTTATGTAAAAGAAAATCAATTTAGCGATACAATTGAAGAATATAGCATCAATACAGATACAATGTCGTTAACAGATATTTCTACAAGATATTTTTTACAAGAATCTACTGATGGAAAATATGAAATATTATTTGGAGATGGTGTTCTAGGAAAAGAATTAGTGTCTGGTAATGTGATAACTATAAAATATATTACTACTGCTGGTGCAGCAGCAAATGGTTTTGGTGGAAAAATGACTTTGTTGGGTAAAAGTATTCCAGACGGAATCAAACCAGCATCATCTACTTTGGTTCCAAACAACCTTGAAATTGTCGGAAGAACTTACAATGGCGCAGATAAAGAAAGCATAGAATCTATCAAGTTTTATGCTCCAAGAACTTTTGAAGGACAAAATAGGGCAGTAACTGCTAGAGATTATATGACAATTGTTCCAAAAATATATCCACAGACTGCATCAATGAATATTTGGGGAGGAGAAGATAATAACCCACCCCAATACGGTAGGGTTTTTATTTCAATTAAACCTAATACTGGATTATATCTTTCACAACTTGAAAAACAATCGCTTCAAAATAATTTGATAAAGAATTATTCAGTATTGGGGCTGACTCCTGTCATTGAAGATCCAGATTTTATTAAACTAAAATTAAACATTCAAGTTAAATATGATAATGAAGCAACACTTTTAGATGAAGCAGATTTACTAGGCGCAGTAAAAAATTCTATTGTAGATTTTAATGAAAAGTTTTTAAATGATTTCAATAGTTATTTTAGATATTCTCAATTTTTGGCTAAAATTGACCAAACAGATGAGTCCATCACAAACAACTTGACTACCATGATTTTAATTAATGAACAAATAGCAACACTCAATACTGCTTCTGCATATAACTTTAACTTCAGTAATGCAGTTTCTCCAAACTCAATTTATTCTAATGCTGTTTATGTGTCTGGTGGAGATGTTCCATATTATATTGATGATAATGGACTTGGTTCTATTAGAATGTATTATATCAATAATTTTAATACAAGAGTATATAATACTCTTCCAATCGGAACTATAAATTACACTACAGGAACGATCAATATTCCAGATTTAAATATATCTGGAGTTTTAGGTGGAGATGTGTTTGGGGTTGCATGTACTCCAGCATCAAATGATATCTTTCCCGTAAGAAATCAAATTATATTTATTGATATGGAAGAACTGGATGTAACTATGTTGCCAGACACAGACGAATTCAACGAGAACTATGATATTTCAACTCAGAGAGTTGTTGTAAGTAGAAATGTTTCTACAACATATAACACAGGAAATTCATCTATTTCATCATCTGGAGCAAATTCTTCAATAACGAGAGTTTATAGTGACAGCGGGCAAACAAGTTCTGGTTCGTCTGGAACCAATACTGGTACTGGTAGTGGATACTAAGAATGTCAAGCAACATCAAAGATATATCAAATTATATAAGACAACAACTTCCTTACTATATTTCTTCTGATGAAGATTATGGTAAGTTTGTAAGATTTCTAGAATTATATTATGAGTGGTTATCTCAACCATCAAATGTATCTGATGTAACAGGAAAAATTATTGATTATACCGATTTAGACCAAACTCTTGACCTTTTTGTTTCTATGTTCAAAAGCGAACTGGCTGATAGTTTTCCAAACATTACCAGAATAAAAGGTATTGAGTTTTCAAATGAAAATACAGAAAATAATACACAATCTGCAACTATTACAACTTCAGATCAAAATTTCTTTGCAGATGGGTCGAATCATACTTTTAAATTAAATTATTTCAATCCTCTTTATTATCTTGGAAACCCAGATGATAATAGTAAAGTTGTAGAGATTAAGGTTTTCACAAATTTAGCAGGATCGGCGAGAGGGACAGATAGTTCTTTGGATGGGGTTCTTGATTTCTTAACATCTCCTGATGTCGATCCAAATGGTTCTGCTGGTTCATATAATTTACTCGTAGAAAATACTGATTATGTTTTGATTGACAATACAATTAAATTTATTGATATTAATGGTGACCCTGAAGCTCCAACCAATAATGATTTAATTAAAGTTAGATTTTATATTGAGTCTATATTACAGACAACAGGAACTGCTGATAGTGAAGATGATGTTAAGAAAATTGTCTCTGATGCATCTATCAAAAAAACTAGTTACACAAATCAAAAAAACTTTTTGAAATTTATGAAAGATTTCTATCAATCAAAAGGAACAGAACCATCATATAAATTTTTGTTTCGTTCTATTTTCAATGAAGATATAGATATCTATTATCCAAAAAATAATTTATTCAAGCTGAGCAACAATGTTTGGGACAGCACTAGAAGTTTAAGAGCAATTCCATATTCTCCTTCAAAGGTTACTGATCCTAAAGTAGAAACTCCATATAGAATAAAAGGTAAAACATCTAATGCAACCGCTACAGTAGAATATTATAATGATGTTACTATTGGTTCATATTCGGTTAGAGAATATTTTATAACAAATATCTCTGGTGATTTTACAAATAAAGAAAAAATTGAAATTCTTCAAACAAATAACACAACATATGAAGAGGAATTATATGTATGTGTGGTTGGATTTGATATTATTGAGCCCGGCCAAAACTATCCAAGAAATAGACCTCTCACAAGTTATGTTTCTGATGCTGGTTCTGGGACTGGATTTTCTGCAATGATTCAACACACAACGATGGGTTCTCTTGATGAAATTGAAATCATTGGATCTGGTTCTAACTATATTACTGGCGAACAAATAGATTTTGCAGAAACTGGTTCGTTAGGATCTGGTGCTCTTGGTGAAGTGAGCGAAATTGACTCAGTTACTACAGACTATGAGGTTGTTTTCAATCAAAATCCAGAGTCTTTAGAATATCCTGTTCTGTCATTTGATATTTCTCTTTCTGGTGATATATATCCTTCAAATTCCACAAATACAATAGTTTCAATTGAAAATATTGATTCTAAAACAAACGATGTTTTAATTTTATATGATTATGAAAATTTAATTCGTGATAGAAGAGTATATCAAAATGGAATGTCATTTCATGGGTTTTTGTTGGATAAAAAGTCAAATACAATTGCATATAGACACAAAGCATCTCTAATGCCTGTGGAAAATCCACTCGATACTGTAGTAAATACAAATTTTGGAGAAGTTACTGATACTAGAATTAGACAAGATTTGGATATTAGAGTCGATTCTGTAGATGCAAATGGTGGTATTACTTCAGCATCTGTTATTACTCCTGCGGCTAATCCAACTTCGATTTTTCCTAATATAATTCAATTAACTAACCAAACAGCAGTCTTAAACAATGGCCTTGGATTTGGAGCCAGTTTTGATGTTGTTGTTGAGAATAATACTATTACTAGTCTCACTTTAAATGCCGATGATAATTCTCAATTATATTCAATTAATGATATTGTAAAAATTGATGGTTCTACTTTTAGACCAGATGGCGAGAGCATTAATGATGATGTATTCATTAAGATCACAGCTGTTGCGGGTGGAGTTGTTGTGACTGATATTGAAAGCGATGCATATACAACAACTAGTGTAAACGGTACTGGCGCAGTTTGGGATATTGATACTACACAAGCAACATATCCAAAACTAATATCAGTTTTATTGAGTGATGCAGATTCTAATGGAAATCCATCTCCTACTAGTGGATATGAAGTGGGAGATTCATTTACGATACCTGGCTCAGTTATCAACGGCACTGATGGTGAACACGATCTGACGATTGAAGTTACTGAAGTGGATAATAATGGAAGAATTCACAGTTTCCAAACGCTAGGTCGTCCACAGGGCGGACAGATATCATCATTTACACAAGAAAATTTTCCAACACTACCAGATGCAAAACATGAATTCTATAATCCAACATTTGTTGCAAACAATCCAAACGGCGGGCCCGTTGGTGTTGGATTAAAATTTTCTGTGAATGTAGATGGAAGTTCATATTCTGTTATAAATCCTTTTGGTGTGTCTCGTGGCTCAGGATATGAGGTGGGAACTACTCTTACTATCAATGGTGAATTATTGGGAGGAACTACTGGTGTAAATGACCTTGTAATTCGAATTGATGATGTAGTGGACAATATTAGAGATGGAGAGTTTATTTCTGGACAAGTAAAAGAGTTGTCTGTTGTTAGTGGAACAGCTGTAAATAAAACAACATATAGAAATGTAAGTGTACAAAATGGAAAAGGAAGGGGTGCTAGATTTGATGTTGCTGTTAATTCTGGAACCTATTCTATTACAATTCCAGCGGGAAAAGAGGGAACTGGATATTCTATAGACCAAACTCTTACTATTCCTGGCCAAGTTCTTGGTGCCCAATGGATTAAAGATGGATTTGTGGCTGGTTTGGATCAAGTTGGAGAGTATGCTCTTCACACAGATTTTGGATATGCCAGAACAGATGATGTCGATGAAATTCTATCAAATAGCTTAACAAATAATGAATTGACTTTAGATTTTTGGTATTTTAGAAAATCAACATCCATAACTGATTTAAATTCTCCTGGCTCATCAATATTTTCTTTCAATGTTGAAGATGGTGGAGATCAAAAAACAATTCTTTGGCAAAAAACAGACGGAACACTTTTATTAGAAGATAGTCTTGGAAATCAATTAACAACTGCACAATTAGAATTTGGAAAATGGCATCATATCGCTGTTTATTTTAGCGACAATGCAACTACAATATATGTTGATGGAAAAAAAGAAGATACTATTGCGTCCACAAACATGCTTGAATATACTACAGGTACTAATTTTTATGTCGGCGCTAGACAAGACGCTGGACCAGACTATGTAATACTTGATTATACTTTAGGTTTCTTTGGTAGTATGAGATTTACCAAAGGACAGAGATATGAGGAACAACCAATTAATGGGGATGGTAATATTTTAGTTGAAGATTTGGGAACAGAAAACGCATTATCTGGAAATGGACTAAATCCAATATATGTAAATCCAGTTCCAAGTTATAGAAATATTAGAAATTCAGTAAAATTGACAAACTCCTTTGTTGCAACAGAAGGACAAACTGTATATGCATTAGATTATGACTCAACACAACAGATTGTAATTACTATCAATGATTCTCCAACAACCGCATTTTCTGCGACAGATGGATATGAAATTACTTTTGATAGTGGTTTGACTGCTGGTGATGTTGTAGTTATTTCTTCATATTCTGTTATAAATGATGATCTTGAATATATCATTTACGATTCAAATAATGCAGTTGCTGCGAATACGATCCTTCTAAGAAGAATGGATTCTGATGGAATCTATTCGTCATATCAACTTCCAGATGGACATTCATTGAGAATAAAATATTCTGCGCGGCCACCGGCGGGAGTAAGCAAAACAAGACTTATTACTGGTGGTAGTAATTATATTCGTTATTTGTATGGTTATGTAAAAGACAAAACTATGGATTATAATTCAATTGGTGATGGCGCATTTTTCTTAGGCAAAGGAAAAACTGTTGGCGGGATTAGTAAAATCAATATTTATGAAAGCAATATTCAAGATCAGTATGATGGGTTTGGAGTTGGTTACGATACACCACCGACTCTAGACCTATCTCAACTTGGAGATGGTACTGCACAAGTAAATGTTTTGACAGGGCCGGTTTGTGTTAGAGAAGGACAATATATTAATGATGAAGGTTTCTTATCGGCAGATAATAGAATAACTGACAGTTATTTGTGGCAAGATTATTCATATGTTATCAAAGTTGGTAGATATATTGATGAGTGGAGAAAAATCGTTAAGAAAGTAGTTCATCCGGCCGGACTAATGATGTTTGGTGAATACTCAATTACTACCACGGCGGAATTGAGAAAGACTGCAAATGCAGCATGGAGTCAATTGATATATGAGATTATCAAAAATATCAACTTAAAAGTCAGAAATATGGATGGTTTGGGAAGATGGACATATGGATCTTCATTTCCAATGAACACCAATGACTTAAATTCTTATGGGTATAAAATTGTCTATGATAATAGACAACCAACAATAAACAGCACGATTGATGGATTGTATCAGGGCGTGGGTACTGGAGAGGTATCTGATGATACAATTGGAGCAGCCACAGTTGACACGGGTTCTGGTAGATATGCACTTTTAGATGAAAATCAAGATGATGCATACCAATGGAATGTTGTAAAATATATTGCATTGAACTACAAAGATGCGTTTGGAAAAGATTATGAAAATTATTACGAATCAGAACTTATTGGAAATACAGTAACTGTATATGATTTGTCTGATACTGAAATTACAAATGATGAATACATAAACACACGTCCTTGGGCGAAATATCAAATCACTTCAATTGAATTTGATGATGATGCTGAAGATAGAATAGTCACATTTACTGTGAAATATTTGAAACATTATAAAAATATTCCAACACTTTCCCCAGAAAACAAAGTAGAATTCAGATGGGATAATATCTTTAGAGGAAATGTGGACAGAATGAACAACTATTGGGTCGGTTCTACTCTAGATGGTGCCAATCCAAGAGATGAAAAAATGATCATAAATATTTCTGGAAGATATAATAATAACAAAGAAGGAGATGTGCCTACTTTACATACAACCTATCGTTCTCTAGAAAGATTTAAATTCTACTTTACAGCATATTATCCTTGGCAAAATCTAGCAGCACTGTTGTTTAGTCCACAGAGAGAAATGGAAGCTTCCCCATACTGGAATAGAAGAAAATTAATTCAAGGCAATCAACTCACTCATGTTCCAAGACGGCCTACAGAATTTAATATGTGGTATTTCTTGCCAGTTGAGGTTGCTGGAGATTATGATTGGATTGCAAATACGGATGGAACTGACCATCAATGGACTAATACTAGAATTTCTGAAATTACAGAAAAATCGGATAGAAAATATAGAGCAGTTCTAGATTCACATTTAGATTTGAATCCTGTATATTTGGTAATGAGTGAAGAAAATCCTAATTCTAGTACTAGAAAAAGAATGGGCCCTACTAATTTATCAGTAGAAAGAGCTAAATTCAATGAAAAAACTCAGATGATAGATTATAATGTAGACAGAATTGATTATAACGAAAATGAGTTGTATATGAACACATTTGGAAAATATATCGTTCCCGGCGGGTTACATAATAAAACTAATTTTGCTTCTGAATCGAGCATAATAAAATTCCGTTCAGAACCAACCACATTGGAAGAATTGAATAATATGATAAGTTCAACTATGATTGACTAAAAAAGATTATAAATAGTAAAAACTTACAAAGACTTAAAAGGTAAAAAAATGGCAGCAATTATCACAAACAAATTGAGGATTTTCAACGCACAAGAATTCCTACAATCAATAAACCGTTCTTCTCCTGTCTGGACAACTAATAGAGCATATTCTGCTGGGGATTCTGTAGTAAATAACAGAAACCTTTTCATTGCAGTCTCTAATGGAACTTCTGCAGCAACAGGAACAGGGCCTACGCCATCTTCTCTTACAGATGGTACTGTAACATGGGTACATCAAGGTCTTGCAGTATATAACAATCTGTATATGTCAGTTGCAAGACACACTCCTTGGGTGAATGATGCAAATCCTCCAACTCCACAAGATTCTATTGGATATGGTTATTCAGTAAATGCAGATGCGATTGCAATGAAAAAGATCAATTATGCTGATATGACTCTCGCTATTCCAAGAATTAATTGGACTTCTGGAAGAGTTTATACAATGTTTGAACACGATTCCCCAGAAGAAATCATTCCAAACAATTATGTAATTACTGATTCTGGAAATCAATACAATGTCTACAAATGTATTAGTAACCAAAGATATATTGACGATTCAGTTGGTGTTCAAGCTGTCGCATCTACTGTCAAACCTACTTCTACTTCTACTACTTCATTTGAGACAACTTCAGACGGATATGTGTGGAAGTATATGTATTCTATTGAACTTTCAAAGGCCTTAAAGTTTTTGACTAAAGACTATATTCCAGTCGATTCTGTTTTATATGAACCCGTTGATACTACTAGTGCAGAGTATGTACAGTGGCAAATTCAACAAAATGCGGCATCAGTTGATGGAGAAATTGAATTTATTAAAATTGAACCAAACGAACCAGGCGGCGCTGTCTCTGGTGGTGCTGGTTATCATCCAAATATTAATAAAACTGGTGTAACTTTAAGTGGAAATACTCTAAGTATTACAAATTTACCAAACAATTCTCTTGATTATACAGGATATTTTGTAGTTGATTTAGGTAATAACGAACAGTTTGAAATCACAGAATGGAATGTAACTGGAACAACTGCTAATGTTACGGTCAATGGAACATTTACTGGTGGTGCAGACAGAAATATTATTGTTGCCCCAGGCGTATCTATTGCTGGTAATGGTTCTGGTTTCTCTGCATATGGTCTTGTAACTATTGACAAAATTTCAGAAATGAGAATTACCGCTCAAGGTGCAAATTGGAGCGCAGTTGATAGTGCAACTATTGATACTGTAAATGTTCCAGCATTTGGCGGTGATGGAAATCCAAATGTAAATGCGTGTAAAATCAAACCTATTATTTCTCCAGATTTTGGTCATGGTTATAATGCCATTGAAGAGCTTGCTGGATATTATGTCATGATTTCAATGAGATTAGAATATGATGAACAATCCACAAGAAATAACAGTTTGGGTAATAGTGAAACCAAAGTAATGTTCCCTGTTTCTGGAGATGAAGCACAATTCAGACAAATTGCTGTTGTTGCAGACCCACTAGAAGCAACCACAGACAATCCACCAGCTACGGAAGAATCTTATAGGGGCCCACAACACCCAGATTTTGGTACAGCAGACGAAGAACCTTTTGACATATTGACAGGTTCTGGTAAAGTACTTTATACAGAAAACAGACAGCCGGTTGCCAGAGCAATCGACCAAATTGAAGATATTAAAATAGTATTCGAATTCTAATTAATTTGAGAGAAGAAAAACATGGCCTTAAATCTTAATGTAGCTCCTTATTTTGATGATTATGATGTAAATAAGGGGTACTTAAAAATACTCTTCAAACCTGGCAATTCTGTTCAAGCCAGAGAAATGACGCAACTTCAGACAATACTGCAAAATCAAATTGCCAATCTATCTGATCATTTCTTTAAAGAAGGTTCTTTGGTAATTCCTGGCCAAGCAGCTCTTGATTTGAAAGCAAATTATGTAAAAGTAGAACTTGGTGGAACTCTCTCTACTGCAAATGGATTTGTAGGAAAAATTGTTCAGGGTAAAAGCACAGGAATTAGGGCATTAGTTGTAAATTATGCAGATGCTGTTGATTTAAATAATGATGATGTTATCGATGGTTCTAATGATGAGTTAACTACCCTATATGTTAAATATTTAGATAGCACAACTTCAGGAAACACAACATTCTCTGATGGCACAACAGTAAATATTTTAGAAAATGGAACAGCAAATTTTACAATAAATGGCCAAACTGTATCTTTAGCAGAAGGACAAACTTCCACCTTTGTGGAAGGAGAAGAACTTGTTACAACAACCGACGATGGTGTAAACTTAACTTGTACCGTTCAAAATAATTCTCAAGTTTTAAATCCTATTGGAATTGGTTCTCTCGCATTTATCGAAGAGGGAGTTTACTATATTGGTGGTAAATTAGTAAGAGTCGCATCACAAAGTATTATTCTAGACAAATATAATAACAAACCATCATATAGAATTGGATTGGAAATTTCTGAAAGTATTGTATCTCATAATGACGATACTAGTTTATTGGATAATTCTTTAGGAACTACAAACTTTAATTCTCCTGGCGCCGACAGATATAAAATTCAACTCACTCTTACCAAACGAGATTATGATGTTATTGACACAAATAATTTTGTAGAATTGATAGCAGTTAAAGATGGGTATATTAATAGTTATGTTCAAAATACAGACTATTCTGTTTTAATGAAAACATTAGCAAGAAGAACATATGACGCGGATGGAGATTTTACAATTCGTCCATTCAAATTAGATATCAGAGAATATTATAAAGAAAATAATAATGGTGGTGTGTTTTCAATGTCAGATTTTGAATTTGACACAGAAGTTGCTGCAAGACAGTTTGCATTTGATTGGGGATTTAGTGATGACATTGGATGGGTGATCAACGGCCAAGGTCAGGCGCATACTATTTCTTCTATTGACAGATTAAATTATCCAGAACAAAATTTAGATGAAACTGGTTTAAAATATTATCCGGCAAATAACCATGAAAATCTTATGGTTGCAATTAGAGACAAATTAGCCATTGGGGTAGAATCTGGGAAGGCTTATATTAAAGGATATGAAATTGAACGCAAACCTTCTTCAAGACAAGGAAAATATATTGTATTTGATAAATCTAGAAGCAATTATCAAATAAACAACAAATATATGCCTGTGAATTTAGGAGCATTTGTTTATACCAGCGACTCCAAAGGTTTATTTAAAATAGACGAAGAAGTAAAATTGGTAAATGTTCATATTTCTAACTCAGGCCTTACAAAATTTATAAGTGTAAATGAGAATGTTGATGAATCGGAATCGAACTATTTAACAACTATTACATATGATGAAGATGATACATTTTATCAAGGTGGCGGAACTGCATTAGGAACGAATATATATGGAACTGATGTTATTGCAACTGCAAAAGTAAAGGCAGTTGAATATTTTGCAGATTCATCTTCTGATGCAAAGAAAAATAATTATTTACAATCTAGCTATCGTCCAACAACAGATGTTGAAAAAAGTAAAGAATCTGCAATCTATAAAGTATATTTATATGATATAGAGTATGAAACAAATCCTAGAACATCACAACCCTATAATATGTCTAATGCTCGGTCTATTGTTTCTTCTGCTGAGCAGACTCCAGCGGGAATTGGTACTCCAATTTATGAAAATGGTGCCAATATTCTTACGCAATTGCAGTTGACAGATGTTCAAGGCGGATTCACCTACAAAAGTATGATATATGATAAATTTAATGTGAACTTTAGAGGAATTAACTATTATTACAATTCGATTTATTCAATTATGTTGGTTAAACCTTTAAACTCTGGAAATATTGCCAGTGGGGCCGAGGGTACAGGTGTTTTACCTTCTGCAACTTTTAATATAAATGAAGTTATTCAAGAAGCAATACCATCCACTGATGTTGCAAGTGTTAATGTAAATTCTTGGAATGGGTCTCAAACCGCTGATGTTGGAAATGTTTCTGCAAGAATTTTTAGTAAAGCAGTTCTTCATAATACAAATGGTTCTAGTATTATTCCAATCGGACATGATTGGGTACAAACTGCTAGAAGTATTGACCCTATAAGTGGTATTGCTTCTATTGATACACAATATTCAGTTATAAAAAGATTTGATAATGTAAGCACATCTCCCACGACAGGAAATGTAACACTTACAATAACTGAATCTGATGCTTTTTTTGAAAATATTCCAAGTAAATATTTCATTTTTTCTTCCGCAACAACTACACAAAATAATGGAAACATTGGATTTACTTCTAATTTTTCATTTTCTACGGATTTAAGAACAGTAACATTCAATGTTTCTGGTGATACCATTGCAAATGGTTCTGCCGGGCTTGTTGTATATGCACCAGTTAAGAAAACTTCTGCTAAAGAAAAAACAAAAACACTTGTAAAAAATTATGTTGAATTGCCGCTTACTTTGTTAAATGCTTCTGGAGCAACCATAACTCCAGTAGACTATAACAATAGTCTTAGTTTTGAAGATAATGATTCATCAGGAACATATGGTGTAGATATTTTAAAGACAAATAGCAGTAATGCTACTGGAACTGTAAATCCGACTTTTGCTGTTGGTGCGAATTTAGATATGAGTTTGAGTTTATCAACTTTGCAACTGCAAAAATCAGACATTAGAGAATTGGTAAAACTTTATGATACATGTAATGTTAACAATGTTGCATATAGAGTTGATGTTGTGTCTGATACTAAAAAATATATTCATGAAATGACAGCAGATGATTTTGCTTTTGCAAGGAGTGCATATGAATTTTATGAACAAACAGGACAATCTCCATTCAATGTAAATTTGGACAATAATATTGTTACTAGTTTAGTTGACCTTGCAAATGCATTAACTATTAGTGAAATTGAAAATCCGTTTAAAATTCAGATGGAAACCGCCTGGGCCGCCGGTCAGTTGATCACAAATCCAACTGATGTTCCTGTTAAAATTAATGATATAACAGATAGATATGATTTATTTGACGGCCAAAAACCATCAATTATTCAGTTAGGAGAATTAAATTTAAAATCTGGAAGTTTACCCTGCGGAGGCCGTCCAATTGTTGTGTATAATTACTACAATCACGGCATAGGTGATTATGCGTCCGTAGATTCATATGTAGATGGATATTCGACTATAGGTTATTATCAAAATTCTCGTTTATCAGATGTTATCGATTTCCGTCCAGCAGTTTCGTATCAACAGCTAACAGGATATCCTATAGGAGAGGGAGTTGTTTCTGATTCGACTGACTATCCAATTCATAATACCGCAATTAGTGCTGATATTAGAATATATCTTGCTAGAAAGGATAAACTATATATTGACAAATTAGGAAGAGTGAGAGTTAAATATGGTTCTCCTAGCGAAGACCCTTCAATGCCAGAAGATGCAGCCGATGGCATGGTAATTTACGAAATAAACACCGATCCATATACAATAAGTCCAAAAGCTCTTACTGTTAAAATGAGAGATAATAAAAAATATAGCATGAAAGACATTGGTAAACTAGAAAAAAGAATTGAAAATCTTGAATATTATACATCTCTCAATCTTTTAGAAAAAGACACTATGGATCTCGCAGTGAGAGATGAAAACGGAAATGATCGATTCAAAAATGGATTTATTGTTGATAGATTTGTAGATCATACAGTTGGTGATGTTTTTGATCCAGATTATAAAGTTTCAATTAGTAAATCTGAAGGCGTTTTGCGGCCGTTCTTTACTGAAAAAAATGTTAACATGTCAATTAATGCAGCTGCATCTGATGGATATGCAATAAAAGAACAAAAACTGTATTTGCCATATACAAGCGAATATCTAATCACACAAGAAAAATCTTCAAAAACTGTGAATGTTAATCCTTTTGCTATTTTCACATTTAGAGGAAGTGTTGCTCTATTTCCGTCTACTGATGAATGGAAAGTAACAAATCAGGCTCCAGATATTGTAACTGATAGAAGAGAAGAGTATGAAAATATTTTTGGAGCGCTTCTTCCTGAAGATGGAGTTCTAGGCACAATTTGGAACGAATGGGAACAAAACTGGACAGGAGAGAGTTCAGATTCTACATCCAGCACACGAAGAGTGAATAGAAGTAATGCAACTTCTTCAGTTATTTCTGGTGGAAGAACATCTGGTGGCATTAGAAACGAAACAACTACAATTACGACTACTACACTCACTGGACAACAAACAAGAACTGGTACTACAAATATAGTTCAGTTGCGCGATAATACAGAAACCGTAGGACAAAGAATACTTAGTACTGAAATTATTCCGTTTATGAGAGCAAGAGATGTTTATTTTAGTGCTGATAGATTGAAACCAAATACAAGACTATATCAATATTTTGATGGAGTAGACGTTTCTCAGTATTGTAAATCTTCTACTTTAGTAACAATTAATGACATTCCTTCAGCAACTGCTACATGGAGAAAAACCAACCCAAGTATTGTGAGAGATAATATGGGGTTTGTTTTTATTAGAGGTGGATCTAGTGGAACAAATGCAAGAGTTTTTGATATTAATTATTTGACTTCTAGCAGTTTGCGGTTTCATTTACACCCAGACGCAACAACTGGATTTATAAGTGGAGAAAATATATTCATTGTCTATCCTGATCCAGAAGCATCTGGGGGGGAGAGAATTAGAAATGCTGGAAGCTGGCCTACCCTCAGTTCAAATATTATTGCTGGTGGAGATCTTGTCAAATCAGATGGTGCTGGATTTGTTTCTGGTACTTTTTCTATTCCAAATAATGATGATCTCAGATTCAAGACTGGAGAAAGAGTTTTCAAGCTTTCTGACCAACCTAACAATGCACAGGATGTAGATACGGAAGCGCAGACAACCTATGTTGCCTCAGGTGTCATTGAAACTGTTGCTGATCAAATTGTTCTAACAAGAATGCCAGACTTTCAAACACAAAGCGCAGAAGAATCCGAAGCAATTACTTCAGTAGAGGTAAATACAGTTGTTACTGCTGGAAACTGGTATGACCCTCTTGCACAGACTATTATGATTAATCAAGACGGTGGCTGTTTTATTACAGCAGTAGAACTATTTTTCTCTACAAAGGATGATAGTAAACCAGTTACTGTTCAGGTTAGACAAACTGTAAATGGATATCCAGGCCCTAAAATTTTAGGACAATCTGTAGTATATCCAGAAAATGTGTCCATATCAGATAATGGTGTTCTTCCGACTGAATTTGTATTTCCATCTCCTATCTATGTGCAAGACGAAACAGAATATTGTATTGTAATTCTTGCAGATACACAAGGATATCGTTGCCACGTTGCTAGAATGGGAGAACAATCTTTAGATGGAAGTGGAACTATTTCTCAGCAACCTTATGCGGGAGTATTCTTTAAATCACAAAATGCTTCAACTTGGACAGCAGATCAAATGGAAGATTTGAAGTTTAGAGTATCAAGAGCTAAGTTTGACACTTTAGCAAATTCTGAAATTTATCTTCAAAACACAGAATTAGATGATATGGGTAATGACCTTTGGTCAGAAAACTTTAAATCAAATTCAATGAAAGTTGCTGCTGGAGATACTAAAGTAACATTCTTTGTTTCGGATACAAGTGGTATGGTCCCGACAAGTGTTTGGAGATCTAATGGATACAATTATGTTACCCTGCAAAATTTCTTTGGAACATATGGAGTATTCCCATCTACATCATTGAATGGTACTCATTTGGTTACAGACACAACAACAAATAGTTTCACTATTGATTTGAGAAATCCATTCTTCCCTGCTGGTTTGACTACTGCCCAGACAGCATATTCTGGAAGTACCTTACCAACAGTTGATGATTTATTTACACCAAAATCAAACACAAACAAATTACCTTCTGTTAAATCTAATTTCAAGTATGACTTGATAAAACCCGTAATTGCAAATTTAGAGTTCCCAAGAACATCTATGACTTTTGCAATGAGAGGATTGAGTGGAACTTCTCAAGATTCAGCAGAAGTTCCAGGCATTAAAGATTCTGGATATGTTGGATTTATTCCAAATACAAATTATGAACTAACTTCTCCTAGAATGGTTGCAATAGATTTCAATGAAAATGAATATAACCAAGAGGCAGCTGCAATTGATAAAAAATCTCTTGTATTTAGAGTAAACATGAGAAGTGAAGTTGATAATCTGTCTCCTGTTATTGATACTCAAAGAATGAGTTCAATTCTTGTATCAAATAAAACTAACAGTCCAGAAAATGTTTCAAGGGGTGTATTGGGACATGTAAATACTGGATTTGTAGATGAAACCGAATCCACAGGTGGTTCCGCAGCAACTAAATATATGACAAGAGAAGTGACTTTGGACCAACCAGCAACTTCATTAAGAGTTATTGCGGGAGTCAATAGAAGAGAGGGTTGTGATGTTGATTTTTATTATAGAATTAAAACATCTGAAGATCAGCTCTTCTCTAAATTGGCATATACACTAATCCCACGCAATAGTAACTATGATGTAGCGTCTATTAATGGAGAAGATTATAAAGAATTTGATTTTGACCTGAGAGGGTTGCCGGAATTTACTTCAGTATCTATAAAAGTTGTTATGAAAACTAAAAATTCTTCAATTGTTCCTAAGATTAAGGATTTAAGAGTTATAGCATTAGCGAGTTAATAATGAAAGAAAGACATATTGTAGAAGAAAACAAAAACTTACAGAGAGACCTGCACTCAAAAGCTATAATAAATACTGATAGTAGAGCATATCGTGATTATATGAACAAACAACATGCTATCAAAAGAAGAGATGAAGAGATTAGAGATTTGAAATCTGAAGTTGACGAAATTAAAAAAATATTAAACCTAATATTGGAGAAAATTTAAATGGCCGTAGAATATCCAACACTAGTCAGTGTAATTCTGACAGATACATTTGAAGAATGGCGTATAAAAACAAATGCTATAATCGCGCACACTGAAGCGGCGGCTCAGAATGTCGGAAATTTAAATTTTCTAAACACTGATGGAAAAACTACAATTGTAGATGCCTTGAATGAAGTAGATACTCACACCGATACTAATACTACAAATATTGGTAATATGAGTGATATTGATAATAAAATCAAAAAGGCAACACTTGTAGACACCCTAAATCAAGCAGTCCAATATCACGAAAAATATACAACTGATGCAGTGGCAGCAGAGGCAGCTATTCGTCTTGCAAAGGATAATTCTCTTCAATCTGAATTAGATGCAACTCAAACAGCAGCTGGTTTGACAAATAGTGGAACCTATGTTGCTCCTACTTCTACATATTTGGGAAATTCAACATCTATTATGGGCGGTATGTTAAATTTAGATACTAATTTGAAAAGTACAGCAGATTTATTGGAAGTTTTGATTGATACGGTTGGAGCAAATGAAAAGGGAGTATATAATTACACTGGAGATACAGTTTATTACTTACAGACTCCCACGACTGGAAATGCTAAAGTAAAAAGTGCATTGATTCAATTAGATAACCAGATACATTTAAATGCTGATAATATTTCAAATAACGTAACGGCACATAATGATTTGGCCGGAATTGTTGACAATATCAAAACTTCTATTGGTTTATTAACTGCTGATGGCTCTTATGAGGCCGACGAAAGAAATGATTACGCGGGGGGCGTTGGGGCCACATCGGTCAGGGACGATATTTCATTCTTAGACAATCAAGTTGCATCAATTTCCAATAAACTAACAGAAGATGTAGATGATATCAATGAAGCAATAAAATTAAACATTGATAATATTTCAGCAAACGCAGTAGCACACAATACTTTGGCCGAACAAGTTGAAAGTTTGAGACAGGCACTTGGTATGATAAATACCAGTTTTAACTATACCACAATTTCTGGAACAAACTATGCCAAAGGGACTACAGTTGCAGCAGATATTAAAGCACTAGACGATACCTTACATGGGGCCATTTTGCAACTTACCGGCGAAACAGAGACTTCTATCGCTAACATTTCAGGAGATTTATCTACAAAGGCAGATAAAGTAGTTGTTGGCAATAGAGAGGACTTAAAGGGTGAGATTGGTAATACTTCTAACATTGTTGCAGCAATCAATTCTTTATATGACTTGGTGGCACCTCTCATCAATGGAGCGAGTACAACCCCATTTGTTTTAAAAACTGGAGATACAATGTCTGGTACTTTAACTATAGATGGTGGCAATTTAATTGTAACTGGAAATCAAGGCCTATATATTAAATCAAGTGGTGATGTGATTGCATATGCTGACTAAATCCTAATTAAAGAGTATTATACATGTCTATTACAGCTTTACCTGCCTCTGGAAGAATAACATTAGCACAAATTCAAGGCGAATTCAATCCCTCTGATAATTCAGCACCACATGCGTTATCTGAATATTATAGAGGACATGGCAATGTTGAAGATATTATTGAGAACGAAAATATTCCAGCTGTTCAAAAGACTCAAATAAAATTTAGTGATTTCTTTGGCACCAGTGATGAGGTGGGACCATCTTCCGTCGATCTCCCTGCAATTAATGTTGAAGATTTTTGGCAAGAATGTCAGGGTGTTAATAATTGGAACGATATTCAGGATAATTGGAAACAATATGTAACTAGAATTAATGATAGACATGCGGTTGCAGTAGATGTTCGTTCTGAAAAAGCGAAAGTTGAAGTAGAATTTAATAATACAGGTTTTGGTCCTCCCATAATGATGGAGACTGGTGTTGGGGAAGATACTGGATTTGAAAAACTCCTTAGAAATACGCAAGAAAATAAAGATTACTTTGAATTTGGTGAATGGGCTCTTACTGTACCAAATAAATTTTATAGATTTAGAATAGTTGCAACTGCTGGTGGTGGAAGTGGAAGTGTTCAAAAAACAGAATTGACAGGAGATGCTCTTCTCAATAAAGATTTGCCTGGATTAGAGGAATCTGGTTATAAGGGAGGAGATGCAGTAATAATATCAAATGGTGCCACCGTTAAAATGTTTGGTGCTCCTGGCGGAACTGACCCTGATGGAATTCCTGATGTTTCAATTATTCCAGAACAGGGACAATATACAGTTAAGAATAATGGAACAGTTACAGGAGATTATTTAAAAATATCTTCAACCACTGTTGAACATCCTTTGGTTGTAACTAAAGGAAATTATATATTGGAAGCCGGCCAAAAACACACCATCAAAATTGTTGGCGGTGGTGGAGGCGGTGGTGCTGGCTCTGATGATTGGAAAGATTTTGGTGCGGTTGGTACGGCGGGTACAGCAACAACCATAGAAATTCTCAAAGAAGATGGAAGTGTTCACGAAACATATTCTGCAGCTGGCGGCCGCCGAGGTAAAGGTGGAGACAGGCCGAAATGGGGTGGTGGAGAAACCAGCACCCATACGCGATTGATTGGTCTTAAATATGGAGAAAGAGGCCAAAGTAGTACATTCGGGGCTGGTGGCGGTGGCGGCGCCCAAGGCAGTACTGGTAGGCACGGTACTGCTGGTGGCGCTGGGGGAAGAGGAGCCGGCGGCGGCGGCGGTGGCGCAGGAGTCAAATGGAGAACTGGATTTGGCGGTCAAGGAGGCGGGGCCGGAGAAGAAAAAACTGTTGAAATTGATTTGACAGGAAAGACTCAAAATTGGACTATGAAAGTGACAGCCATAGGTCAAGGCGGCGCTGGAGGTCCAAGAGATGGTGGTAGCACAAAAGGTGGTGCAGGCGGCACGGGCGGAAATGGTGCTATAGAATATAATTCAGTTATGTCGAGTGATAAACCAAGATTTGTTCAATTCTATTGGAGCAATAATGTAATTGAAAGTTATTATGCTGGAAATAATTCTCGCACCACAGCACAGGAATATTCAGGCACTTCTTATAATTATATTTCAGAAGTAAATGAAATTTCAAGAGTAGGAGAAACTAGATACTATTCTCTCACAAGAATTCCAATTCCAGAAAGCGCCGATAATGATGGAGTTGCTGATGTCAATTGGAGTACATCTAGAAGCAATCTAATGGAAGTTTCTGGTGGAATTGAAACGAGTAAACCACTTGGAAAATATATGCACAGATTTCCAGATTCAGCAAAAAGATATACTCAAGACAATATTGTAAACTATACTGTAGGGGAAGATGGAAACTTTATGTTGCCTATTGGGCCTCCTACGGGAAATGCGAGATTTTCTGTTTTTGGAGACCCATCAAAATATCCAATAAACATGTATTACAGAGAATTCGATCAAAGAGCTCAACATCAAGATAAAAAAGGTGGATCTGGTAAAGGCGGAAAATCGTTTTATGGGGATGGAACTGTAGGCGCAGCAGAATATCCAAATATTTCGGGCCCCGAAGGAACACCAGCTTTTGGAGCCGGTGGCGGGGCCGGTCAGCACGGCGGTAGAGGGAGTGATGCGTATGGCTATACTGAAACGTATGGTGGATATGGAGCTCCAACTGCATATCTAGGAGACTTCTCATGCGAACCAGGCGATATTATTAATATCCAAGTTCCACAGGGCGGTAGAGAATCTAGAAACGAATATACAGAATATGATGAAGATACAGGTGATGGACAGAGATACGTTTCTAGAGCGGATCGCGGGGGAGATGGTTTAGTTCAGATATATGGACTACATGGTCCTTCATTTACTGAAATGTCTCATGGCGGAATTGTTCTTATGGACGACACAGGAAGAGTTTTGAAAAATTTATATTCTAGTGGCACATCGAAACGTGGTGTAAATGAAGGCCTTCCTTCAATTCCAAACAAAATAAGTGTTGTTTTAAATGGAACAACCGATCCATCAAGTCCAAAAAGATATTATATTGGATATACAGCAAGAATTAGAAAGTCTGGTAAATTTAGAACTCCAACTAAATTTAATGCCCCAGGCGCAAAGGTCACTATCACTCCAACATTTACGGAAAATGTTACACCAACTGAGTTCCAACCAATATACTTGCTCCCAGACTATCAAGGACAAGAAGAGGTTTCAGTTGGAACTTTTGGCACTAGAGATGCTATTGATAATGAATTGGTTCCAAACTGGTTCATAAAGAAATGTGATGTAACTTTTACAGCCACAAGGGATGCTGGAGACAGTAATACCGCTACTTTTACTAAAGTGGAATCAACAAATGCGGATGTTGGACCAGATACCATTACTTTTGGCCCGAATGGCGGAACCCAAACATTTACAGTGGCAGAAGATGAAGTATATGCTTTGAGGCCCAGCAATATAACTAACAATAGAGGCGCTGCTGGAGGAACTTACACCATAAAAACTTATGCTTATGAAGATGGAAGATTTCAGTTAGAAGACCGTTCCTCTGTTGATAGTTGGGCCAATGCCGATCTTGGTGTTACTCCCTCTATGGGAAAATTCTATGTTGAGACTGGAGTGACATATTTTAGTTGTGGTAGAGAAACAAATTCTTCAGGAAGAACTGCCGGAACAGTAAGGAATTATGTTGCAGCCGTGGTCATGTCCCATGATGATCCGGGCGCTTGGAAAAATGATAACAATAATGATGATCGAATCACATACACCTACACAGACACACAAGTCATAGTCGATTTCGGCAGCGGTATGGTTCATACACACGACAGAGTTTCCACCGACCCAGATGGAGTCCAAAGCGAGAATGGCGGTTTGGATCTGTTCTCCGGCAGCAGTTGGTTGGGTGGATGGTAAAGGTTGAAACTAGTAAGGATAAAATATAATGACATTCGCAATACAAATATTTGAAGGTAGATATTAATGGCACAAAGATATGTAGATCCTAGCACTTTTACAAACTACGGAGTATCTAGACAAAGAAGTTCTTTCACCACACTTCAGGGTGTTGGTGAAATTTCTAGTGCTGGAGCGATTTCTGGCGGCGCGATGATGGTTCTTGCGACAGATTTGACTACAAGTTGGACTATGTATAATGGAGATCCTATTGCGGGAAATGAAATTATTGATCAGGATATTGCCAGTCCAGTGACTCCAATCACAAAACAATTTTTCACACAGGTTTCTTTGAATCGTCCAACCACTTCTAATGGCGCGGGCTCTGGACCTTATGCTGGAGTTGCAAACTTTAGTCAACTCAATGCTGGAATTAATCCAGAACAACATGTTATGGTTTTTGAAACTAATGACGATATTTTACCAAAAAGTGGTGCCGTTTCGAGAGGGATTGACCAAAATTATAGAATTAGATTTGAGTTGGATTTGCGTCCAAGACTTTATTTTGATGTGGCAGGAAATTCTGGTGATGTTGAATTTAACCAAGAATTATATCAATTAAATATTCGTATGAGTTCTAGGGGCGATCCGCAATATGCAGTTGGTAGTACAATTGATGAAGCAACATTTGTTCCAGATTCTTATCATCCTGGCTATTCATTTACAGGAACATTAGCTTCTGGATGGGAGTTATCCACAGGAATACCAAATCCAAAATATGGTTGGTTCAAAGTAAATGTAGGAACCGCAAATCAAATATTAAATGATGGTAGTGTAGTATCTCCACAATTGAGTGGTGATGGACTTATTACATTAGAAAACGGTTCGTCCACAAACACATCAGTTATTAGAAATCCTGGCGAGATGGTAGACTTATCTTTTGATGATGTTGTTATTGCTGCTGATGTTTCTAATAGTGGCCCATATCATGTTTACGGAACTGAAACGGACACTTCTACATATGGCCTTAGTAAAGGATATTATTATCCATTGTATCTAGACCAAGCAGCTTCGAATGCAGCGGATATTGCAGCAGGAGGCACAGGAATATCTCATACTCATACTTTTACTGAATATCCTCTTGCCACCTTCTATATGCCAGATTCTGACCAAAATCATACAATGGCAACCGCTCCGAGCTCTTCTAGTTACACAAGATATATAAACAATAGATCGATAAGATTTAGAAATAAAAGAAAAGGTGGTGGATGGTTTAAGAGATATCCTAAAACCGACCCTACTCTTGAAGGAACATATCCTTTTTCATATAGATTAACAATGACTGAAAGAGGATTAATTTTATATATGTATGATGATGCGGCAAGTGATCAGGCAGATGATTATGCGTGGTTTTGCGTTCAAAGAACAGTAAGCAATGAAAGTGGATTACCAAGAACAGATGAGGGTTCAAAATTTCCAGTTCACGCAATGTACTCATGTTCAAGAGAATCTTCATATTCTAGTGATGCAGGAGTTTATTTTTCCAGTCAGGCTGCAAATTTACAAACAGCAGAAACTATGGTTAATCAAGTTTACGACGATCAAGGAAATGAATATACGCTTGAAAATATTGATAATACTAAAACATTTTATATTTTGAGTCCATTTGATAGAGAAGATTATCTTGGAGATGAAGCAGCCGCAAAAAATATTTGGAGATTTGTTGTAAGAGAATTTGATATTCAAAAACCATCTGATGTTCATAAATTTGCAACAAGACATCAAATTGATAGCAATGCAGTAATCAATCCACTGGAACAATTAGCAATCACAGACGAAAACAGATTTGTCATTACATTTCCAACGGGACTTACGACACAAAGATTTATGTATCCAAAAGAAGAGATAGATCTTATTTGTTTTTCCTCTGCTGAAGTTGTTGCTGAAGGAAGTAATATTCCAATGGCAACATATCTATACGATGGAGCTAGTGAAGATAAAAGACGCTATCAGGGAATGCGTTCAACTGCTGCATTTGGAAACGGTATGAGAATTATGGTTTTGGTTAATTCACAATACATATTTAATTCGGATGTTAACTTAGATGCCAACGACCCTGTTGGAACAGGAACTTAATAAAGATATAAGGACTATTTTTTTTTTATAAATATAAAGAAAAATACACAAAGGAGAATTTAATGCCTATCGCCAGCGGATTCAGTATTCAAAGAAATGACATTATTGATGTCGCACATCGGACGCAGAAAGAAATGCACACAGCAAATTCTGCGACCGATACCTATATTTTAAGATCAAAACCAGATTTCACTGATAAAGAGTGGGAATGGGATATCAGAATGGGTGAAGTCAGATTGTATCTGGATAGAAGAAAAGGAAATAATGTTCTTGCTATTCCAACAATGGCATCAGAAATAACAGAATGGCGCGGAAAAAATTATACGGAAGGTTCTTTAGTTGCTGGAGAAGGTGGTGTAATTTACGATAGTAGTGTTGGTGAATTTGGAGCATTAATATTTAGCGATCTTTCTAAACCAACTTCTGGCGAAATTGTTGAAATTCAATATAGTGAGGCACTAGAAAAATTTACTGGCAATGACGGCGGCCTTCTTTTCCAACTGGCACATGACCTTTGTGTTCATCCATATAATACTCCAGAAACTTTTAGGGCAAAATTTAGTAATGCAGAGACATTAAAAATTAATCCGGCCGGAGATGCGCTTGATCCAACCACTAATGGCATCAACCCAAGCCAAACAATTACTGGAACTCTTCTTAGCCAAAACGGCGACAACCTATCGGTGTTCAGAAACGATTTATCTGTAAGATATAATCATGATTATTTAGAAGATGGAACGAAGGCTGAACAAAGAGAAGGGTATCAGTTGTGGAAGGTTGTTACAGAACATAGAGAATCGGCCACTGTAGACCTTAGTGCTGGCGCTAACGCAACAACTCCTATAACTTTGATGGACGATTTTCCTTTAATTGAAGGAGATCTTGGTTCTGGTGAATTTAGAGTTGCAATTAATGGAAGAGTTATTCCAAGAGATCACTATACAATTAGTAGTGAGGTTGCTGATAGAAAATCTACATTCAAACTGATAAGAGATACAACTTTATATCCACTAACTTGGGTCGCAGATTTAGTTTCATCGAATATTGTAATCACCTATCATTGGGCAAAATCGCTAGATGTTCCATATGGGGCATTAGTTGGTTATAAAGGAATGGGCCCAGATCAGGCAAATTTAACACAAACTAATGCAACTGTAAATCCAGCAGATGGTTCTTTTCCTAGACAGGGCGCAGATAAAGAGTATTGGGTATATAGTACTCCAATTTTAGCATCCCCTGCTACAACAGGAATTAACGGATTTGTTGGTTGGGTTTATGATACTGGTACAAACGCAGCAAATGTTGTAACAGATCAAAGTACGGTAGGTACACCTATTACTACAGATGGAATGAGCGAAAGAAGAAAAAATCTTGCTACCGTTTCTGATGGAGATGTATTCTACTTATCTTTCGTTCAAAATGACGATTTTGCAAACCCATTTGAATTGGTTTATCCAAAACCAGTAAGTTCTGAATCAGCTGATGTTAAAGCAGCGCTGAGAAGAATTACTAATAAATTTCTTGTTGAGTCAGATAAGGGTGTTGATTTATTGTCAGCATCAGATATGTCTTTCCTTAATAGTTATTCTCCTGTTACTGCAAGAAAATCACAGAGATGGAGAATTAGATTTGAATGGAATGAATCTGACTTTGCATTAAAAGTAAATGTTGCAACACACCATCAATTAAAAGATGATATGACCATTACTCAGCCTCAAGGTAGAGATGGAATTAAGTCTCCAGTCTATAGAGAGCCTGGAGAACTTTGTGATGTTTATAAAGAACCTGTTATTGGAAAGGGTGCAAGCGTTCAAATTACAACAGCAAAACAACAGTGGTTCAAAAGAAATAAAATTGTTGATGAATTGTCCTTAACATATCCAATGTCATATCGTTTGACATGTACAAATCATGGGTTAGGATTATTTTTGTTCGATCAAGCCTCAGTAGATCAAGATGATGATTACGCATGGTTTGTTGTACAAAGACATGTGGATCAAACAACAGGACAGCCAGAATATACTGACAAGTCTCCCGTACATTGTGTATATTCTCCATTCAAACCAACTGCTGATATATCTACCATTAATAGATATTATGCTGTAGATGATTTGGATGATTTATCTCAACCACCGCCAATTGCGAATGCATTGGGAGATATTTTTAAATCCGAATCTCCAACGATTTTCATAGACAAAGATAATTCTATTTTTAATGGATATGTAAATGCTGTAGATTTTAATAGTTTTGGATACACCACTGGCGTATCTGCTGGTATTTCCACTGGTGGAAATATAGTTACCACAGATTTCAAGGCCGATTTGTTTAGAGGAATTACAGGCACTTCTGGAATTCCTTCGACATCTCTCTGGTCAGCAACAACATATTCGTTTCAAATAGATGCTAATACAGCTGATCTTTCAACATTGGAAGATTCCGGCGCATTAATGGCTGGACGATATATTCAATTTGATGCTAATGATGCCTCATTTGCCTCAGCACCAAATCCAGCTGATGCCGTTGGCGGGCGTATTATATCATATAACAAAAGCACTAAGGAATTGGTAATTTCTATGTCAGCAGACAAGAAAGCAGTTGCAGATGCTCTTGCGGGACAGGTGCCGGTTACTGCACACTTAGGAACAAGTGCGACTGGTGATGTGATAGGAATTAACGATTTTGCACAATCATCTCTTGCACAAGATTATGGGATTTTACATACTTTACCATATACAGGTGCGGACCAAGTTCTATTGACAACTCATAGTAGTGATTCAAATGCATTGTGTGTGAAGAATGAACTTGGAAATGTAAATGATTTGAATGTTGTTGGATTTAACTCCCTTCCAAGAAGAAGAGAAACGGCAGTTACAATGGGTGCGTCAAAATCTCCAGTTCCACTTATAAGAGATTCTTTAGCAAATCCAGTTTCTATGATTACTGCTACTTCTAATGGTAATAATTTTACAGCAAATCATCCAGCAGCTGCTCTGTGGGTAAATACATTAGATATGGCTCCTTCTGCTTCTGGTAATGTAGTTTTCCCAGCACAACTATTAGATAGAATGTCTACTTTTAGGACAGCATCATCAAGCGGAACAGGAGTTCCACCTGTTCCAGAAAATATTAGTCTTTCAGATTATAAAGAAGGGGATTCTGCTGTTTTAGACATATTATATAACGCTCAACCAACAAACGCATCAAAAGTTTTTGAATCTATTGTTGTAGCAATTGATGATGTTGAAGTTGTAAGAGACCCAGATGCATATGTTCTTACATATGATGAATGGGTAGCACACGGCGATCCATCTACCGCTGGAAAATTTTTAGAAATGCTTGAAGCGGCCGGTGCGGATAATATTGGACCAAACTTCAAACTTCCAGCAGTTAACACAACTGTTTCTAATCTATTGGGAGAGACAGTAGATGGAACAATAGATGGTTCTGTTGTTAATAGAGTAACAAATCGTAGAATGTTTTTAGACAAAACTGGAGATTCTTTTGTAATCGCTTCTGGAAATTTAGTTGTCTCTACAAACGATACAAAATTGAGTAGTTTATTGCCAGGTGATATTGTTTGGAAAGAAAACTCAACCACAGATGCTTCTAGAAATACATATATGTATGATTTCTGGAACAAAACTTTAGTATTCAAATATGCTCCTAGAGCAAGTGCAAACTTTAGTATTTCTATGGTAAATTATACATCTTCTAATCCATCTCAAAATAGATATATTATTGATGTTCCAGAAGATAGAAATTTCCCAGAAACAAATATGAATAAAATTAAAACAATTAATAGATTTGTTGTTAGAGAACAGGACGTATTAAAACCTTGGGATTATCATGTTTCTGCTACAATGCACGAAATTGACTCTCATGCGATCATCAATCCTCAAGAACAATTGTCCATAACACAGGATAGAAATTTTGTGTTCTCGTTCCCAACACAAATTACATCACAGAGGTTTTATTACCCACAAAGTGAACTTGATATTATTTGTGTATCTTCTGCTGATTTCTCTACTCAAGCTGGTCATGTAGAAATAAATAAGTATGGAGATTCAGATGGGTTGAATGGAGTATTTTCTGGAAATGATTTTGTTCCAGCGGGCCTCGATGGTGACGAAGGCACAAGATATGCTGGGCATGTTGGACCAGATGGAGAAAAATATATCTGGAGAAAGTCTGCAAGAAAATATGAAGGAATGGTTTCTACACTTCCAAATGGAAATGGTATGCGAATTTTCATGCAAGTAACGGGATCTAGTATTAGATACAGTGATGTGTCGCCAGGAAAAGATCCGGGCTCCGTCTTAGGAACATAAACATAGGAAAAGTTTTTTTATAAATATAAAGAAAAGCAACTTTAAAGGAGAACATAAATGGCTACCTCACTAGCAACCGAATTTTTGTCAGGTGGTTTTTCTATCCAAAGAAACGAAATGGTGTCTATGCAGCAACAGAAACACCGCCAAAAGTTTCAGTTTTTGAATAGTTTTAACCAAACATATACAAGACTCGATAGACCAGCACAAGGAGAATTTGATAGAATTCGTCCTTATTCACTATCATCTGAAAAAAGACAATTTATTGGTGGGACTGTTACTACAGTAACTACTCCATTAACACAAACATATAGAAATGGAAATCAAAAAGCACAACTAGGAGGTATCACTTTAAACTCACAGGGTGGTATTGTAACTCTCAATGTTCTTTCTGGTGGATATGGTTATGCTCCTAGTACAACATTTAATGTGATCTTTAGAGGTGGCCAACCAGATGTTGGAACTTTCGAGCAATGTTACGCTACAGCACAATCAGACGGTGAGGGTAGAATTGTTTCTGTAGATATTCAAGTCACTGGATTGAACTATGATGAAACAACTGGTGCCGAAATTACAGCAGAAATAGATGAGTCTCCTACTATTGGACAGTTCTATGTTTCTTTCTTTGATGGGGTTGGTGCTATTACTGGAGTTGATATTGAAAGTGGAAACACAGGACATCGCCCTGGCGTTTATTTTGTAGAAGCTGGCACGGTTGCTGTTGGTGTCGGTGAGGATGGTGTAACTCCAAACGCTTCAGCAGGTTCTGGTGGTACTTTCCAAGTGCATGTTGATAATAGCGGCGCTGTTATTAAAGTAGTTCCTCTTACTTTTGGACAAGATTATCTTGTCGGAAATGAAATTACTATTCCAGCAACACGACTTGGTAATAATGGAACTCAGTTAACACCAGTTACCGATCTTGTTATTAGTGTCAGTTCTGTTGTTGACGCCGATCAGTTTGCCCTTGATTATGGAACAGTCACTTGGAGAAGTGAAACCTTTCAAGTTGGCGATACTGTTGTTTTAGAATATTTTATCGATACTTCTAGAGATACAAGAGCTGTTGATGGTGTTCTTAGAACACTTGCTACTGATTTGTGTCTACATCCATATGGAAACTATTATAGTTCTGCATTTTCAACTGTCCAACAAAGAAATGCTGTTTTGACTTGGGATGCTGCTCCGACTTATGGTGTTACTACATTTACTGCCACTTTAACAGATGCTGTTTCTGGATTTGCTTTAACAGCAGATACAGGATTTCAACCAGGCGATGTTGGTAAAAGAATTATTGAACCAAATAAAACTGGCGCTGCAAAAATTATATCTGTAGATGCCGCTGGTGTTGCTACAGTAACTATGGATAATGTTTTGGAACCAGATACAAGAGAAGTAAATGCATTTGAAAGTTCCACAAAAACCACATATTCGGTAGGAGAATGGAGACTTGCGATTGCAACATCTGAATTTGAATCGCAACCATATAATATCATTTATCCATATCTCAATTCAGATGCAACTTCTCCAATTCCAATCGCAGTTGATGGTCAACAAAACCATAGAGATGTTAAAACATGTATCAATAGAATTGGTGATATGTTTATTGTAGAATCTGAAAAGGCAACAGACCTTCTTTCTTCGAAAGCAGATATTAACTCTGCTACTTCAGCTATACCATCTTCGGTTTCTTTGACACAACCAGTAAAAGATGCTAGAAAACCACAAAAATGGAGAATGAGATTCTTCTATGACCAAAGAGATGAATATCTTTATGTAAATATAGCAACTTCTCTTCAAATTAAGGACAATGGAGATTTGACAAAAGGTCAAGGACGTGATGGTATTAAACAGGCAGTATTTAGACAGCCAGGAGAATTAAGTGAAATTTATTACAATTTCTCCAATGATACTAACAAAGCAAAATCTGGTTGGTTCCGTAGACAAGGTAAAACAACAGACGATATTGAAAGCGGATATCCACTTGCATATCGTTTAACTTGTACTGACCATGGCACAGGACTGTTCTTGTTTGACCAAGCATCAGTAGATCAAGATGATGACTACGCATGGTTTGTTGTACAAAGACATGTTAACAATGTTTCTGGAAGAATCGAATTTGAAGATGGAAAATCTCCAGTACATTGTTTATATTCACCATCTACAAGGCCAGAAGAAACATCAAACTATAATGTAGGTTTCTTTGCAGAAGTTGATGAAGATTTGGATGTTATCAGTGGACAAACTACAATAACATCAAAATCTCTTGAAGAACTTCAAATCTATGATGTGAATGGTAGATTGCTTAAACCAGGCCTACCAGTAGATGTATCTATTGTTACAGATTCTAGTCCTGTGGAATTTAGAACTACTCCATATTCGGGCGGACCTAAATATCTCGCTCCAACTCTTGCTGCTGGCGGTGTTGCCGGTGTTGGTCCGTATGATGGAATTTCATTTGTCGATACCGCGACACTAGGAACAGATTCCACAACTGGATATACAATTATTAATGACCAAGTGCTTATGCCAGCAATTACTGGTGGTGCGACTGGAACATATGAAGATCTAGCTATTTCAAAAAGTGCTGGATTTACAGGAGCAACTATTACTGATAGAACTCAATTTTCTCTGAATTTTGCTAAGGGATATGGAACAACTTTTGTTCCTGTGGGACAATTTATCACTGCACTAGAACAAACGAATAGATTTACAGCTAATGTGGATGAAGATATTGCAAAAACCGCAGCAGACATAGGAGACTCCAGAACCGTTGTTGCAAAGGCTGGATTTACTATTGGTGGTTTGGATAACTTTAACGCAGCAAGAAATCAGATGACGGGCCCTGCTAGACTCGGATTGACGCCATCTAGAATTAGACATAGAAGTAGATCTGGTGTTGATACATACTTAGAGGTTTCCGATTTCCAATTCCTTGATAAAACTGAAATTGCACCAAGGGTAAATCCAAACGGCAAGGCAAGAGAACTTCCAGTCGTTTCATCTGTAGCAATATTTAAACCTCTTTCTGGATTTGCAAAAAATCTAGTAAACCAACAAAGAGTGAGAATAATTCACGTTACTCCTGTAACAGCTACATATTCTGCTGGTTCAAATATTCCAGTAATAGCACTACAGGCCGCTGGATCAATTACTGGACCGGTAACTGGATTGACAGATGATGTAAATGCAGAAATTGTTCCAATCCCTTACGCACAATTGGGCGGAAGCACAGCAGGATTTATTACAGACTATTCTGGTTTATCAGAAGCAACTCCAACCAATAATGGATTTATTACTGGTGGCAGCGGTTTTACTGACATGTTTATTACTGCTCCAGGCTCTGGAACTTTAGATATGGCTGTGGGTGATATGATTACAACTAAACAAGAAGCTGTCAAAGTTGATGCTACATATCTTGGAGCGCCAGGAGCGCCAATTGAGGGTTATAGAGTTGATGCTATTGTTGATACTTTCTCAGAAGGTGATGGTTTCATTTATGAATATGCATGGGAAGGTGCTGGATTTGGTAACACATATACAAACTTCTATGGAAGATCTGGTACTTCATCCAACCCACTATTTGAAGTAAATAGATTGAAAATATTTGTTGATGGTGCAGAAGCAGATGCTGCTGTTTTCGGACAAAACTATACTATCAACTCAGCGGGAGAAGTAGAGTTTGGTACAACTAATAAGAGTTTGGAATACTTTGGTGTTGAGAAACCAATGTATGCGTATAACTTGACAAACGACACATGGACTTTCAATGAAGTAATTGAAAATGGAACAGTTGTAAAACTTTCTTATGAAAACTATAATGATATCGAAGAAAGAGATACAGGTAAATCAACATACTTGATTAAAGTTCCAGAGGATAGAGATATTCCAAGCATTTGGAATGATATTCACAGAGTTGCCAAAGGTATCTACAGATTCTGTGTCAGAGAAGCCGATGTGTTCAAACCTTGGGATTATCATGTATCTGCTGTAATTCCACAAGTAGATAGCCCTGCATGTATTAACCCTGTAGAACAGTTGTCAATTACACAAGACAAGACAGTTATCTTTAACTTCCCAACACCTCTTGCATCACAAAGATTTATCTATAGTGATGCTGAAATGGACTTGATTTGTGTCGCAGGCGCAGACAGTTCAACTCAAGGTGGTATTATCAAAACTGCTTCTACAAAGTATGACTTGGATGCTGCACAAATCTCTGCGGTTACTGATGGACATACTCCAGGCACTGAAAATATATCAAGCAATGGAGATAAAATGAATTTCCGTCAACCATATGATTGGCACAACACTCACCAAGGAGTTCACTCAGCTACATTGGCTACAAATGGTGGAGTTGCATCTTTTAGAGATGGAGCTGTGGCTGTTGATACCATTTCGAACTCAACACACAGAACATATGTTGGTATGATGAGTACAAAACCTTTTGGTAACGGCATGAGAATCTTTATCTTAACAAGAGGTGGGCCAGTTAGACCACAATATAGTGACTATACTCCAAGAGATATTAGAGCAGAAAACGAAAATACATTTACATAATATAAAAGTATCATAGTTTTAGATAAATAAGGGGAGGCACTTAGCTTCCCCTTTTTTGTTGCAGAGAAAAATGTCAGTCGTAAATATATTTTTATTTAGAGATATAGTAAAAGTTAAGATTGGAATAGGTTCGCCTTCCAATCCTGGCACTCCTACGGATGGTCAAGAGATCTCCGAGGGAAACATAACATATGTTTACAATGCGTCTACAACAAATTGGGATATTACAACAAAAACAAATCAAGTTTTTGTGTCAGGATTATCTTCTGCTATAACTATAAATTTTTCAGCCGGTGATATTATAAAAAATGGTAATAGTGTCGGAACATCTACCACAGTAGATAATGGAGATACCGTTAGGCTTTCAGTTACAAGTCCTGTATTAAATACGGTGAACAATTATACGTTCACTGCTGATTCTACAACATTAGAATTTAATGTGGAATTAAATGATCCAGTAACCGCAAATTATGATGTAGAAAAAGCCGAAACAATTTCTAATAACGACGACTTAGAAAAAGAAGATGAAAATGTAAATTTAATTTCTGGTGCAACAGAAAATTTATTTCAGAATATTGCAAAACAGACTCAAACAACAGAGCGTGATGCTCTAATAGTAAAAGATACTATTGAAAAATATGTACAAGAAAGAGTTGGTAGTAATTTACTTGAGCCAGATTTTGCAGATATTGATATTATTACTGAAATTGCAAAGTTAGAAGGAATCAATCTTGAATTTATTGCTGACATAGAAACTATTACTCTAAGAGATTTTATTTTAGCATATCTTCAAGATACAGAACTGAAAACTTTAGAATATACTCCTACAGAAGAAACAGTAGAAGAAAAATCTCAAGAATCTATTGAAGAGGAAGAAACTTTACAAACTTCTGAAACCGAAAAATCAGAAGTTTTAGAAACAATTTCTACTACAGATGCTTCTTTGTTGGAAACATCTGATAGCGATTCTTTATTAGAAACTAATCTAATTGAAGATTCAGAAACCATTACTTCTTTAGAAACTGCAAGTGCGGAGATTACAGAGATTATATCTGCAAAAGATGCGGAGATTAATAATGTTACAGACACTATTGAGACAACACAGACATCTACATTTGAAGATATTGAAGAGATCTCTTCTCAGGAGACTTCTACATTAGAAGAAACGGAAACAATAACAACTTCTGAAACAGACAAGGCAGAAGAGACAGAGTTTGTTTCATTCACAGAAACTTCTACTCTAGAAGAAACCGAATCTACTTCAATCACAGAAACTTCTACTCTAGAAGAAACCGAATCTACTTCAATCACAGAAACTTCTACTTTAGAAGAAGTAGAGGATGTTTCATTTACTAATATTGAAGCTGATGAAGTTCTTGAGCAGGCCAATTTACTAGAACAAATTAAAAACGAGCTTCAAGAACTCACAGAAACGAAACAATCTGAAATACTAAGTGAACTAGAAAATATTTTTCTGAATAATTTAGAAAATTTTTCTGAACAGATTACGGTAGATTTTATATCTCAAAATTTAGCAGATATTTTAGAGAAAGAAAATTTATCAGTACCAGAATTCAATAGTTTTGAAGAATTACAACAGTTTCTTCAAAATGAATTAGATTCTACTACCGAGATCACTTCTCTGCGTCAACTGAATTTAGGAGAAATTGATGAAATAATTTCCGTTTCTCTTCAGGAAACATTTACGGATAGCGTAGTCGATTCTTTATTGGACACGCCTATCAATGAAATAATAGATTCTGTTGAATTTGCAGATCCAAACATACTGAATGAAATTGAGACTTTTATAGAAACTAATTTCCCTCAAGCTTCTATAGAAGAAACCACAACATTTATAGAACCAAGAGAAAGTTCAAACGAAGCTGAAACAGTAGAAGCACAAGAAAAAATTACTGGTGCGACAGAACTTGTTTCTGGGGTTGATGACACTGATGATTCTTCAGTAAGTTCTGCTGTAAGCACAGATACTTCAGTAGAAGATTCTTCTTTAGAAAATGCAGCAAATCCTGATCAAACCGAGGATTTTATTCCAGTATCGGGAGTTTCAGAAACGACAATTCCAGAAACTGAAACATCAGAATCTGAAGATTCTTATGAATTCGAAAAATTTAGTGATGAAGAAATCAATGAAGTAAAAGAGATAGAAACTACATCAACAGATGAAATTAATGATACAAGAGAATTAGAATCTTCAACACCAGACGAAAGTGAAAATTTAAGAGAATTGGATTTTGGTTCCGATTCGGATGTTGTTGAAACACAAGAAAAAATTACTGGTGCGGTAGAACTTGTTTCTGGTTCTGATGATACTGAAGATTCATCACAACCAACTGCTGTATCTACTGAAGGCACTGAAGATTCATCACAACCAACTGCTGTATCTACTGAAGGCACTGAAGATTCATCACAACCAACTGCTGTATCTACTGAAGGCACTGAAGATTCATCACAACCAACTGCTGTATCTACTGAAGGCACTGAAGATTTTATTCAGCCACCGTCTATTGGATCTGAAGAAACTGAAGAGGAATCACAAAAAACTGATATATCAACATCAGAGACTATTGATAGTGGTTTGATTTCTGTTGTTGGTTCTGATGGCATTGTTGAAGATTCTCAAAAAACGATAAACAATTCTGATGATGCTGTAGATACAGTACAAACTTCAGTAATTGCATCTGAAGACGAAGAAGAAGATTCTCAACAAATAACTGTCAACTCTAATGATGCTGTAGATACATCACAAATAATAGTTGTTGCATCTGAAGATGAAGAAGAAGATTCTCAACAAATAACTGTCAACTCTAATGATGCTGTAGATACAGTACAAACTTCAGTAATTGCATCTGAAGATGAAGAAGAAGATTCTCAACAAATAACTGTCAACTCTAATGATGCTGTAGATACAGTACAAACTTCAGTAATTGCATCTGAAGATGAGGAAGAAGCGGCGCAGATAACAACCATATCTTCTAACTCTATAGACATTTCAGAGATAGAATCTATTATTCCGGCCGAAGATGTTTCAGATATTTCTTTAGATTCAAATTTAGAACAAGGAGAAGAAGTAGATGCTCAAATCCAGTCTGTAGCAAGCGCTGAGGTGCGCGAAGATGTTGCTGAAGCGGGAACTGCATCAGAAGATATCTCTGTAGATAACGATGTGGCTGCAGCGTCTAACGCCGATACTGCTGTTGATAATAGTTTAGAAATTATACTTTCGACTGATGATAGTTTGGACGACCAACTCACATCTGGGACGGTTACGGATGAAATTTTAGATTCTTCATTAGAACTTTCTACAAATTTAGATGATACTACAGATCAAGCAATACTTCAAACACCACCAGTTGATGATACTACAGATCAAGCAATACTTCAAACACCACCAGTTGATGATACTACAGATCAAGCAATACTTCAAACACCACCAGTTGATGAAAGCGAAGATCAAGCAATACTTCAAATACCACCAGTTGATGAAAGCGAAGATGTTCAACAACCCATTGTAGTTACAGCAGAAACAGATATTAATGAAGATGCAGATTCATTCATAGGTGCAGATATAGCAATAGATGATACAGATTCTTTAGTTACTGCAAAAGAAGAATCCGTAGACAGTACAGAATCTATAGATGCTGGAGAAGATCCTTCAATTGATACTTCTGTTGTTTCTATTGTTTCTGACGAAACATCAGAAGATAATACAATTCCTGTTGTGACAGCTGTGGAAGATGAAGTCGAAGAACCTACAATTTCTACAAAATCTGAAAATGATAGTATTGATTCTGAAATTGTTTCTTCAGCTCAATCAGAAATTCCTAATGACGAAGCTGATTTTATAGAGACTGGAGTTGACCCCAGTGAAGATCAGAGTTTGGAATTTACTCTTCAAACAGATTCTAATGTTGATTTTACTTCACCTCTTCCAGTTTCAGAAGATGATTTAATTCCAGACACTGAAAATATTATTTCGCAACAAGATACAAATATTGACCTTACAGATAGTGTGTCTCCTAATATTGACGAACCAACAGATGAGACTGTTCCAGTATTAGCACAAGAAGATGTTAGAACTGATCTTACAGATAGTGTATCTCCTAATATTGATGAACCAACAGACGAGACTCTTCCAGTATTAGCACAAGAAGATATTAGAACTGATGATAGTGATTTCGTGGAATCGCAAACCGATCTGCGGCCTGATGAGACAAGTCCAGTTACGGCTCAATTCGATGAGACAATTGATAATGATTCAGCACCAGATTCGCAAACCGATCCACGGCCCGATGAGACAAGCCCTGTCACAACTCAATTCGATGAGACAATTGATAATGATTCAGCACCAGATTCGCAAGTAGATGATCAGCCCGATGAGACAAGTCCTGTCACAACTCAATTCGATGAGACAATTGATAATGATTCAGCGCTAGATCCTCAAGTAGATGATCGGCCTGATGAGACAAGTCCAGTTACGGCTCAGTTTGATGAGACAATTGATAATGATTCAGCGCTAGATCCCCAAGTAGATGATCGGCCTGATGAGACAAGTCCAGTTACGGCTCAATTTGATGAAAGTTTAGATGATACTGACCCAACTATAGTTCAATCTGACCTCATAGAAGAAGATACAATAAATCAAAATGGCGGCGAAAACCTTGAAATAGATGATACAGATATTTCTACTCTAAATGAAACTCCAGAAATTGATGATACAGATGCTGTTCCAACTGCTGAAAATTCTGTCGAAATAGAAGAAATTGTTTTAGATTCGAGTTCAGAGGTGCCGGTAGATGCGGATATTGATTTATCTGGAATCGAAGATACCGTAACAGATCAGGACACTCCAAATCGTATAAGCGATGATGTAAGTTTGGATGACCCTCTAATATTGGAGCCATCAGTAGACGATACAACTGATGATGCTGTTGTATTTTCTAAAAATGACGATACTGTAGATGATGATGCAATAATATCAATTATTGAAACAGATCTTATTGATGATACTGAAATAAATTTAGGATTTACTGATGATATTCTAACAGACCAAGACACTCCAACTATCGGGGTGGATGATGAATTAGGAGATGAGGATGTTGTATTTGTAACTTCGACAGACGATACGATAGATGATGCTGTTATTGTAGAAACGATAGTAGATGATACGATAGATGATGCTGTTATTGTAGAAACGGCAGTAGACGATACAACTGATGATGCTGTTATTCTAGAAACAGCAGTAGATGATACAAATGATGAACAATTACAAGTAGGTGCAACAACTGATGATACGGCAGATCAAGAAACTCGGCCGAGACTTAGTGTTACTATAGAAACAGATTCGCAAATAGTTCTTAGATCTGGTACAGATGAAACTGATACCGAAGCATTGGTTTCAGTAGTTCCAGATGAAGATCCAGTCCAAGCACCAAACATTCCTAAGCCTCCGGCTGAAGAACCTGTAGAAGAACCTCCTATTTCAAAGCCAGGCGAAGATACATTACCAGAATTAGCTCCACCGATTAGTGAAGGTTTGGATGATTTTAATAGAGAAAAAGGAATAATTATAATGAGAACTGGAGAAGATAGGTTGTATGCGTTAACTCCTGTTTTTGATAGCGTAAAAAATAGAAATATTGGTCCGTTTATTGATAGACGCGATTCAGATAGATATTTTGGATAATTAATAATGCCTCAGGTACAAATACGTGGCGGAACAAAAGTTCAAGCCAGAACAAGAAGGATAGATAATATAATTTTCGATTCTGTGGCCGAAGTTACGGTGCAGTATGTAAATTATTATTATGATGAGTCAAAAGAAAAAAATATTGCCCTTGAAAAGTTAAGAACCTCAATCACATTTGAAACTATCACTTCAAAGTTAGAATATAATCATTTAGAATTAGATTTTTTAGAAGGAACCACTAGTCCATATGTTCCAATTGGTACAGAAAGTATGGAAAAATTTGCAACCGTTTCTGCGCCCCCTATAGATTATGTGGCAATACATAATGAATTTTTGCCAGGAAAGTTTGTAAGTTCTAAAAATCATAGAGAAAGATTTTCTGGAGATGATTCTAGCAGATTTGTTGTGCTTGATGATAATTTTAGAAAAACTGCTACTATGCCATTACGGCACGTACACACTTTAAATAATCCTAATGATTCTGGGCCGGGGGATGCGTTTCATTTTTCCATTTTATCTAGAAATATACTTACAGAAAATCCCAAGGTTAGAGTTAGTGTTTACAGAAGCACTTTGGAGTATGAAGATGCAATTGAAAATTTGGATGAATTTCAAAGAGGCTTGTCGTCTGTATTCGTTCAAAGCTTTGATTATTCGATTGAGGGTGTTGGATGGAATAGATTTGTAATAAATTTAAGAACTTTAAACATACCTATTGGTAACTGCTTGTTGTGGTTTGTTATTGAAAGATTGCCAATTATAATTGAAAATCCATTTGATATTCCTTCTGGAGAATATAATGAATCATTTAATGAAACTAATATACAAATAGAAACTATCGTTGATGATAATTCTGAAACTAAAATTTATAGATTTTTAAGTTCTATAGATGATTGGATTGATAATGACACATTAACAACTAGGCCCTTTTCTATTCAAATAAATGGAGTCGATTTAACTTTAGATGTTGATTTTTCATATCAATTATTTAAACATAGAGAAACTATACGAAAATTAGAAATAACATTTTCTGACGATGTTCTTCCATTAACTCAGGAAGGCGAACTTTCATCTTTCTCAGGAGTTCTTACAGTTGAGCCTAGAACAACAGGTGTTAATTCTTATGCTATTTTATCGAATTGGTATAAATTTTCACACGGCGCAATTTTTACCGATGGCAGCGCGATATATCCATCTATACCTTCTGAAATTGATTCGTGGCAAGTTAACGCGGATGACGCGATTTCATATACCAGAAACAGTCGGTCTTATATTGGATTTGTTTCTCCTGACCCAATCGAGTCTTATGAACTAGAAACTCAAGTTTCTTCGACAGGAAGAGATGATGATGCTATAGGTGTTGTGATTGGTTTTGCGAAAGATGAGGATTATGAATATACATTAAGTGCTGTTAGAGTTCATGGTGGTATGTTTGGTGGAGTAACTTGGATGTTGGCTACAAACATAGCACAAACAATATCATTTAATGGTAGAACTATATCTGATAAAATTTCTAGTCATAGATGGTATCTTAGAACACCAGCCGGAGAAATAGATTATGAAACAATCCCTAATATTGGAAGAAATTGGAGCAATACTCCAACAGGAGCAAAAATAAAAATTAGAAAAGAGGGAAATATTATAAAGGCATGGACAAGCCAGATGAATTCTGATGTAATTGACCCTGCAAGTTTAATTGAAATTGATCTTAATGAATATGAAGATACTAAAAAATTCATTAACTCTCGATTTGGATTCTCTACTTATTCACAATCAAATTCAAAATTTACTAATATATCTTTTTCTCCTATCATTGGAGAAACGAACTTAGAAGATATAAAGGCCGGAGAATTATTTGTTGGGGGATTTGCTACTGAGATTGCTTCCACTGAAGTCAAAAATTTAAATCCAAAGGCAAATCATGAATTTATAGATTCAATTACAGCCGAAAGATTTATCATAGATGGGCCAAAAGTTGCGAAAGAAAAATTTAACTTTATAACATTTGAACTAACTTCAGCAATAGACACTGATTCTGAAAATTTCATAGATTTAATTAAACCAAGTCTATATGCTGGAACTATACTTGATTATACTAATATTAGTATGCTTTTAAAAACTAAAAAACTTACATTTACACACAATCCTTTTACTGGATTTAGAATTGATTATCTCACCGAAAACATTGATTCTCAATTAGTGTCAGGCGAAAGTTTAGTTGATATATTAAATAGATATATTTCTCCTACGAACGACTTATTTGCTGCTCAAAAATTAGTAGAAATCATCGAAGGAAAAGACGCAGCGAAAAGATATGTTGAGTTTATATCTTCTGAAATGAGTCAAAATATTATACAAAATATTTCAGGAGAATTTACATCAACAGGAGTTTCTATAGAAAATATTTCTAGTGAATTTGCTATATCTCAAAATATAAGTAAAAAAATAATAGAAGTAGGATATGCTGGAATAAAATATGAATTCTCATACGATCCTATCGATAGAGTGCAAAATTTAGATTCTATTACTAAAGAATTAAATCTTTCAGAATTTATTTCTATTTCTGATATCGCTTCTATTCAAAATTATGGAAGAGAATTAAATAGAGCAGTAGATATTTTAAAAGAACAAGATCTTGTTATGGATATACAATCTGGATTGTATTATTTCGAACCCCAAGATTATTTAAATGATATTACAAAATCTATGTATTTTGGTAAACCAAAAGATAGCATTATTCCTATCAATTATGGTTTCCAAAAATATACAGATTCTACAGAAAAATACAAAAAATATATTGAATTATCGAAAGACATTCTATTTGAGTTTGAGCCCTTTGCAGAAAACCCAATAGATATTTTATTCAATTCTGAACTCTTTATTGAAAAACCAAAAGATATAGAATATGATACTCTTTGGATGAATGCTCCATCCGATATAGTTTTAAACACAGAACTATTTTATGAAAATCTAAAAACAATAAATTTATCAAATTTGGAATTTAATGAAATTCTTAAAACGGTTGATATTTCACAAAAAGATTTTTATGAAGAATTAAAACTTGGAAATATTACACAGAAAGATTTTTATGAAATTGTAAAATCTATTTTTGAAAAAGAAAAAGTTTTCTATGAAATTCCAAGAAACATAATTCTTGGAGACAAAACATGGAACGAAAAAATAAAAATTATAGAAATTAATTATCCAAAAACTTCTTTTTTTGAACGAGCAAAAGATATTAGATTTGACGCCAAACCATTCTATACAGAGACTTTAAGTAAAACATACATTAATAAAATATTTTTCGTAGATATGGATATGTGGAATAAAACTCTAAATTTCTCAGGATTTGAATTAGAAACTCAAGATGTATCATATTTTATTGAACAATATTTTATGCAAACGAATGCGGTTACTCCAACAATTGGGAAAACGATATTTGGCAAAAAAATGTTGGAAGAAATATTCAGGCCGAACTTTAGAATTATAGAGAAAGTATTAGAATTTTTCTTCGATTCTTTTGTTGGTGTTTCGTCTAATTTATTCGATGTGAATAAATTTCAACCAACTTTTTATGACAAAATTACTTCTTTTCATCCCAGAAATGGGGGTTCAAACGCATATGGACATGAGGTATTAGAAAATGGTAGAAGTTTAATAGCTAGATCAAAAAAACCTGTTTTAAGTGAATATGTGGTTGAAAATAATTTTGAAGCTGCTGGACGATCAGGCAGACACGAAACAAATGTTTATAGTGAAACTCAAGTTATAACAGACATTAATTCAAATTTTTTATTTGAATTTTCTACAGTCGATTGGAATTTAGAAACTAATAGTAAAATGAATGAGATTTGGGCTTTTAATAATGAAAATAATAAGTTTAACTTTTTATATGATATAGAAGCTATGGAAGGTAGAATACCAGAATGTTTAACTCTTACTTCGACAGGAAGATTGACAGGAAAGCTTTCGGAAACTGATAAGTTTTTAAGAAAGTATGCTTTTGAGCCTTGGGTAAAAACTCAGGGATTTACTAATTCGAATGGAGAATTTGTATCACATTTTGATAGTTTGGATTATGATTATACTGATTTTGAAGTAGTAGATCCTAGAGAATTTAGTGTGCGATTGGTGGGAAGAAATATTACAACTGGTACTATTGACATTATTGCTGTAAATGATGGTGATGAGTTGGTGCCAGGTGAGGTTGTTAGACAAGGTCTTTCTAATTTTGTCGTAGGACCAAAAGTAACAACTTTCAATAAAGATGTTAATTTAGGAAATGGAATAGTAAATAAAACAATTTTGCGTTATGAATTAGAAAGATTAGAAGGCGACATCAACATAACCAGAATTGAAAGGGTTCTTACCGATGTCTTTGTAACATCCTCTAGCATATTAATTAATAACATCGCTGAATTAAATGAACAGATTCTTTTTTCGGAAAATTTACAAACCACTGAGGTTTTGTTACAAAGAAGGAATAAATTACAATCTTTATTGGATGCGGTTGGGCCGGATGAAGGAATTTTTGCCACCGAAACGGCATCAGAAACTGTTGAAGTAGAGACAATTGAACAAGAAGATGGAACACAGTTTTATGTAGATGATTTTCTTACAGATAATTCTGGTGCAGTTATAAAACAAGTAACTCTCATTTTCAGAATATATAATAACTATTCATTTGATAGAGATTTATTCATTCATAAATCTCCACAGATAGATGATTCTCTATTTGCTTCTAGAACTGAGTGGTTAGAGGCAAACAGAGAAAATAATAATTTCAGATATAGTTCTTTGATAAATAATAGAGCAATAGATAGTGAAGTTATTGATGTGGTTAGAAATTATTATAACTCAAAAATATCAGAAGTGGAATATAATGCTAGGAAAGCTGAACTAACAGAATTAAGAGAATACACAAATCCAGAACAATACAATAAATATATGAATTTCCTAGATTCTTTATCTAGAGATGGGACTAATTATGACCTTTCAAAACTTTTAGATGTTGATTATTTTACAAAAGAGTTTCCAATACTACCTTCTAAATTTGAATACTTGGAAAATATTGCAAATGAAAACGGAACATTTACATTGAATTGTGAATATGAAGTGGATGAAAAAACATTCTATGAAGCCACAGATGATATTAGAATAATAAGAGGATACCCAGTATATGCCAGCTGTAACTAGATTCGGAGACTCCTGCACAGGACACGGTTGTTTCCCCCCAAGAAAAAATATAGCCGCAAGCGAAAATGTGTTTGTAAATAGTATTGGTGCTCATAGACAGGGAGATGGGTGGGCGGTTCATTGTTGTCCTCCGCCAACTTGTCATGGTTCTGTGCTTGCGATGGGTTCTCCTTCAGTATATGTAAATGGAAAACAATTAGGAAGAATTGGAGATCCAGTTGCGTGTGGGTCTACTGTTGCAAGTGGATCTGGAAATGTTTTTGCCGGTGGTTCAACTATATCTGTTTTGTGATTATTTTGAGATATAAATAATAAATTAGGAGTTTTAAATGGCACAGGCTTTTCCAGTAAAGGCAGTATTACAACAATCTGGTGATGTTGTACTCGCTGAATTTTTAGAATCTGATTTTGTTGGAATTCTTGACGGTGGAATCGGTGCCGGTGGCGATGCTGTAGAAAATGGATTGCCAGAGACAGCAACAACTGCTGAAATTTTAGAAGCAGTTAAAAATACAATGAGAAACAATTTTAATCTTTCTAGATTTGATGCGTTTCCAGACTATGCATCTATGAATGCTGAAAATCCAACTGTTGGTAGACTAGCACAAGATGAATCAACAAATACATTTTATTATGCCTCTGGTGAAGCATGGATTCCTGTAGGTGCAGCATTGCAAGTTGCGGGACAAATAACCGCTGAATTGGAATTTGGGGGTGGTTTAGATGTGTCGTTTGATCCAAACACTCTTATAACAACAGTGTCCGTTAACTTAGCACCATTACAGTCTGAAATTGATGAAATAGAACTTGGCACAGGGCTAAACATAGATGGAACGTATATAGTTCCTAATGGCACAAATTACATAGATACATCGACCTCTATTGCAAATGCGGTTAGTTTGTTAGACGCTGCGATATTTGCGGAAAGAACTAGAGCAATAGGAGTGGAAAGCGGAATTATTGGTGATGTAACAACAATTGAAGATAACTTACAAAATTTTGAATACTCAGGACATACAGCATCTGATGTTTCAGGATCTGGTATTATTGGAATTGCATATGATGCCGGAACTGGTAAGTTTAGGCCAGAGACTAATTTTTCTGTGGGTGGATTTATAAAATTTCAAAAACAAAATGGAACTAGAGATGATCTTCCTCTCACCACCACTTTCGTTGGAGATCAATTAATAAGTGGAACTGTTGAGTTTTTCTTGCAAAATGGAACACAAGACGATATCGATTTGATTACGAATGGCGTATAATCTTTTTTTTATAAATATAATGAAAACGAACTAATTCAAATTATAGGAGTTTATTAAGAATGTCCGTATCAATTAATAGAAACAATATGACTCAGCTAGATGGTTTCTATGCTGGCGAAATAAGAGAAAAAACAACACCAGTCCTTAAACATCTTGCGGATGACCTTCTTGCAAATGGATTTGAAGATGTCGGGCCAACTATTACAAAATTGACATTGAATAATAAACAATTGACAAAATATATTGATGAATTTATTGTTTATCATTACGATTCAAATTGTATTACTCCATCAGAAGGAGCATTTGGTATTGGTGACCCTATTAACGCAACTCCTGTTCGTGCTTTTGGAAGCGGCTCAGTTGATTATTTACTGGATGGAATTGGAAGTCAAAGAGTTAAAAAAATTGATGATGTTTATTTATATGACGATTGGCATCTCCACCTTTCAGAAGAACTTCAGCAGGGTATGACATACACAGGCGCACTAGATTTAGAAACTGCACTTGGGCCAAATTGCGAACTTTTTTCTTATTTAAATCCACATCCAAATATGCGAGGCGGCGAGGCTAGATGGCACACTTCACTTCAAGATAATGCTGGAGATGGAACCGCTCAAACTGTTATACACATGGTAAGTACTGAACTCTTACAGGAAGGGGATATTCTTTTTGAAATTGCTGGCGTTCCAACTGTATCGCCATTTCCAACTATTACTGCAATAAACTCTAGCACATCTATTACTATGGACCAAGCAGTTACTTCTACTCGCGGTGATGAATTAATTTTTGGTAAAGATCAAGCATTGTATGCGGCTGGTTCCACATCTCTTAGACCAGTTGACCTTTACAACGGCCATTTTTATAAAAAACGTCCCTCCGCAGTTCCATTATTATCAACCGCCGGTCCTGCTAAACAGCCTGGATATGTGGGATTGCCAGGAATTTCTGAAAAAATTTATTATAATGAATTTAATAAAATTAAAAGACTCATCACAACCGCAGCCAGAGGTGTTACATTTATGCCTGCTGCATCAACTGGAGTGAATACTGAAGCAAAATTGCGTCATTATAAAGAAGAAAAAGCAGCAGACGGAACAGTCAAACATCATTTTTGGATTTCTAACTATAAGGACGATTTTTTCTTTCCAGCAGGAACAGTAGAACCGTCTAAATATCAGGGAGACCTTATGCTTGGTTTTGATTCTGCATTTACAACAAATGTGTTTCAAATTGGAGACATTTACACTTTTACATTTACTCATAAAGGAATCGCTCCAGCACCAGATGTTATCTATGAAATTCCAGTAATTGTTGGATTGGACCCGACAATTAAAGGGTTTACTCAATCTCTTCACGAAGAAATGCAAAAATCTCCTTTAGCAGATCCTAAAGGTGGTGTTTTCTCTGCAATTATTGATCCAGATAGAATTGGTGTTATTGAATTTACATCTAGAGATATGGGCCACAGTTTAACAGCGTCTGTTTCTAGAACCGCGCGGCCAAATCAATCTTATACAAATTCAGTTGTGAATTTCATTGTTCCGCAAACTCAAGCTTCATCTACAGTAACTGATGGAGTTACAACCTCTACAGGCGCGACATATACAAATGGTTATATCCATGAAGTGCAAATTAGAGGATTAGAAGGTTCTAATATTGGAGATGAATTCCAAATCACTCTTGAAGGTGTTGTTGATGAAGATGCAGCAGATGTTACATTAACAACAGCAGTGAAAGATGTCGTAATTGATTTTACAACTAATGTCAGTTTAAATGCTTCTCAATTGGCAGAGGCCATGGCGAATAAAATTAGAGCAAATGCTTATGTATCAAAATACATGAAAGTTGAAGCAGGTGCAAACTTTATTACTATCAAATATGATAGAGCATCTTCTGCATACATGAAAAAATCAATAGTTGGCGCAACTCATGGATTACTTGGTGTTGATTCTGCAACATTGACAGGGACAATTGGCGCAACATCTTCTTCTGAATATTCACTAGATGGATTTTTAGTTGCCGACCTTCCAACACATGCAGCATTCACAGCAAATGTGACAAATTTTTATACAGCAGATGTCTTACATAGTGTTGCATCAACAGGAGTTGAAGATGGTTTGGATTTTGAATTGGCAGAGACTCAAGCCGGTGTAAATTCAGCAGTTTCCACAGTTCGTTTGGGTTTCCCTCTTGCAAGAGATTTGGGAACATTTGCAAATCCTCCGACTGGAAATTGGACTGCTTATTCTAATTTTAAACTCCCAGGCAAAGGCGCTGGGGGTTCAGGATTAACAAATTATTTTGTTTCTTATGAAATGCAAGTTTTGTCAAATGAAAACAGACCACTTGGGCCACAAGTTTCCTTTGACACCAATTCTCTTTTATCACATCCAAATACACAATATGGTGGCTCATCATCTGGAGAGGTTTCTTGGACAGAATTCGATAGATTTACTAAAGAAATTGAAATTGAATCCTTTGAATATATTGAAGATTATTCGATGGGTCCAATTGTTTTAGAATCTTCATCAACATCGCAATTGTCTGGATCGAATGGAGATCAACCTTGGAGACTACGATTAGATGTTTCTAGAGGACAGGAAGTTAGAGAAACTTCGCCATATATAAATCCAAAAGTATTGGAGACTAATCAGGATCCTAGAAGCGTTTATGCAACTACAGGATATGAATATTTGAGTGTTCATGTCGCTACTAAATTTCAGCTTCAATCAGATGGTGATATTTCTGAGATTCAAGGAAGAGATGGAATTCGCAAAGGCGATATGAGAGAGCCAGGATTTTTAGGAGCTTTAAGGCCTCAATTTAATGGATATTTAGAAACAATTACTCACTTAGTAAATCCATATGTAAATAGACTTGAACTTGAAGATAATATTCAAAGTGGATTCAATATCTATGGTGGTTTGGTTGGAAGTCAACATTATACTTCAGCATATGCCTTAAAAACAATTGGGCCCGGCGCGACCGGAACCTACAATTTTTCAGAAGCATTCTCTTTACCAGCTGGAACAACAGCCCCAACACTTCCTTCTGGGACTTCTATAACTAAGGGAGTATTATCTGACGATGAATATAGATTTGAAGAAAAACTATTAAAAGGAACTTCTACTGAAATGTTGAATGATACTCCATATAATAGTGGATCTTTGAGAATACAAAAAGGATTGTTTAGAAGAACTGGAAAATTCGGTCCTGAGATTTCTGGACAGTATCCAATGAGTTATACATTAACTGTTGCGGATCATGGAATTTCTTTTTATATTAAAGATCAAGCATCTCATGCACAGGCAGATGACAATGCATTCTTCCTTGTTCAGAGACATGTTGATGCAACGACTGGCCAACCAGATTTTACATCAGAACATCAGCCATTACATTGTGTATATCAATCTTCATTACCTCCTGTATTGTATTCTGACCTAACTCCATATTTTACTGAAAAACAACGGGTCAGGGCAAATTCTTTGGCATATCAAGGAATTTATGATGCCTCTGGAAATTATACATATGAATTTAGAATTGATGAGTTGAAAGATGAAGAACTTCAGGCTCTTGAAATGGATACACAGGGCCGATTTAGGAGATTTGTTGTTAGAGAAAAAGACACATTAAAACCTTGGGATAGACATGTTTTCGCAGGAATCAATGAAAGAGATTCTCATGCGGTGTTAAATCCTTTGGAACAACTTACTCTAAACGACCAAGGACAACTTGTAATTCAGTTCCCAAATAGATTAGGTTCTCAAAGATTCCTTTATACAGGAACAGAACTAGACTTAATTGCATTCTGTGGAGCTGGAGCAGTAGGTCAAGATACACTCATCACTAGTGATAGATTTAGTACTACTGGAACTAATGACAAGAGAAGATTGTACAAAGGCCAAATGTCAACTGAAGCTTTTGGAAATGGTATGCGAATTCTTCAATTAGTTGCTGGACATGGAATCGCTACAACGGATGTTGATACAAGTCTACTGTCCTCTTAATATGAATTATTGAAGGGGGATTTGGAGAAAACTTAGTCTCCAAATCTTCCTAAATAGTAGAAAAGAGGCTTTTCATGACTAATGTAATTCCAATAAGAGTTATAGTAGATGGTTCTGGAGACACAACTGGTTTAAGTGAATTTCTTGTAAACGAAACAGTAGGTCTGGACCATGGCGGAACCGGCGCAACAGATGCGGTCGGTGCAAGAACGAATCTTGGACTTTCTACTATCGCAGCAACTGGAAGTTGGACTGACCTCTTAAATAAACCAGATACTGATGCAATTCCAGAAGGTTCTACCAACCTTTATTTTACAGATGAAAGAGTGGACGATAGAGTTGCCGCTCTTTTTGTTGATGGAACTGGAATTCAAAAAACATATGATGACGTTGGAAATCTTCTAAACATTTCTATAGACTTTAGCGAATTCGACTCTGATGATATTGTCGAAGGCGCAGTCAATACATTCCTTGCAAATAGAACAACTGATAATATTCCAGAAGGTTCAACAAATCTTTATTTTACAGAAACTAGATCAAGAAATTCCATTAGTGCAACTGGAAGTATTAATTATGATCCAGCTACAGGTGTAATAAGTTATACCCAAGGCGATACTGATACAATCGTAGAAGGCACAACAAATCTCTATTTCACAAATGAACGTGTCGATGACAGAGTTGCTGCTCTTATTCAAGACGGTGTTGGCATTGTCAAAAATTATGATGATGCTGGTAATCTATTAGATATTGCTATTAATTTTACAGAGTTTGATACTGATGATATTATTGAAGGTAGTGTAAATACATATCTTGCAAACAGAACTACAGATGATATCCCAGAGGGTTCGACAAACCTTTACTATACAGACGCAAGAGCAGACGCTAGAATCGCCGCTGCAAGTGTTGATGCACTATCTGATGTAGATACTACAACAACTGCACCAAACACTGGAGAGGCGCTTGTATGGGACGGAACAAACTTTGTTCCTGGCGTTACATTTAGTCAAGGAGATTTTGATACTGCATTTACCAATAAAGACGCCTCCGATTTAAATCTTGGTACTCCAACAGATGGAAGTCTGAGTGATGGAGCTATAATTTTAGATTCTACAGATAAAACAGTAGATGCTATTGATGAATTGAATGAGGCGTTAAACAACATTAGAATTGGTGTATTTGTAAGAAGTGTATCATTCACCGCATCTCCACTTGCGGGGGGTGAAGGAACTACAGTAACTTTATCTTTGAATGTTGATGGTTCTCCAAATAGATATGATATTGATTGGGGAGATGGTTCTAACACAAATGGCACAACCGACTCAACACCAAGTCATACATATACATCCAATGCTGGAAGTCCTTATACAGTGACCGTTAGAGCATATAATAGTTCAGGGTCGGGTGCTGGAAGCGAAGCAACAGCAACTAATACAGATTATATTATCATTTATACAGCAGACCCTAGCACCGCATTTGCACTTTATAGAACTGTTTCTGGTGGTTCTTCTCTTAGCGGAAACGATCTTTATGTTATAGAGGGGCAAAGTTTATATTTACAAAATATTACTACAAATACTTTAATGGCAGATGTTACATATAATGTGAATTGGGGAGATGGAAGCGCACTTGATAATATTGCATCTGATGTAGCAGACGGCGGTGTGAGTGGTTCTAGATTACAACATACATGGGGTGCAAATACAGATACAGGAACTGGAAGAGATACAGTTATATTAACATTAGACTCACACACCACAGCCGATCCTTCTGTAATTCCAACTAGTACATCCCTGCAACTTAAAGTATATGATCCTAATATCTCAACTCCAGCGGGATTGAGCTCAAAGTCAATAAGTTTTACTGGTGATGTTGGAACTTCTCCTAAACTCGTATCTGGATTTACAGATAATACTGGAGGCACTTCTCTTGTGGCAGGAAGCAATGTAGATAGAACAACATCAACTTCTGGTTCTGTTCAGTCTACTACAATTTCTACTTTTGCATATAATGCAGATGGTGGAACACTTGACGCAATTGTAAATGGTTCTTCAGATGGACAAATTACTTTTGATGGTAATGATAATTCTGGAACAGTCACTAGTCTTGTTGTTACAGAAGAAAGAGATTACAATTTATTAGACTCTGATGGTTCCAGTATTTCATTCACTTCCAGTGTATATCACCCAGATTTATATAAAGGATTCAAGGCTAGAGTTTCCAAGAGCGCAGCGACACTTAGTATTGGGATAAATAGTTTTCAATTATCTCACTCGACAACTGGAAATACAAATCTTATAGAATTTGTAAAAGACGATTTAACATCTACACCAACAGTTACTTCTGGCACTCTTTCTGAGAATGTTGGCAATTACAGATATATTTCTGGAATTCCGTATTATACTTCAGGTTCGTCTTTGACCTTGAGCGGAGTTACTATTAATAATTTTATAGGTCAAACGTATAGAGATACATCTAGTGTTGTGACTGTACAGAGCGGAACTAACCAAGAAGGAACTTCTCAGTCTGCCATTTCTACTCAAAATTATAATTATTCTCAAATTGATGGATCTGTTACTTTCTTGAGTGATGGAATTCCTATTGCAAACACTGGAAATGGTTCTGCATACTCAATTGGAGATTTGACTGTTAATATTACGGGTTCTGGTGTTAGGACTGTCGAAACTATAAGTATTAGTGCTAATAATGTAAACGGAAGCGGAAGTTCGGTGCAAAACAATACAGCTTTACAGGTTCATACATCATCTCAATCAAACATAGATGAAACAAATATTAGCGTTTCAAGTTCTCTGGGTTCTGGTTTCAATGATGGTGGAGTTAGAGTTTTTGATTTTAATTTAGCAACCACCACAAATCCCTCAATAAATGATGCAAACAATTACTATACAAGTAATCCATACACTGAAGGTTCTGATCCAGGCGTTGTTGGAACACAGGAAGCGACACTTAGATTAGGAGATATTGAACACAATACAAATGATTACAGTAGTGGATATCTTCCAGTAGGACCAGATCGTTCTGGTGATACTGGTCAACAATATTTTACTTTTGCTTTCAGACGCACAGTAGTAGCAAACTTCAATATAAATATAACAAGTCCTAGTGGTGTGGCGGGTGTTTGGATTGCAGCTCCAGGCACAGCCATAGGAGCCACTAGTTCTATAAACGGATGGTTAGATTGTGGTGTTCAATATGCTGGTGCTGGAATCCCAGGCGCAAACACTGGCTCGGGTGGAAATGGTAGCAATGGTTGTGCCTCAACTGGTTCTGATAGGATTCTCCCAAATGCTTCTTTGAGCGGAAGTTATACCATGACACTAGGAACTGAAAATCTTACAAATGCTACTGGAAATGTTGCACTTGTACGGATTGCATTAGATTCTGGTCAATCTATAACATCACTTAGTGTGTCATAGGGGAAGTCATGGCGATAAACGACAATCAAAAACTTGACTTTCTTTGGAAGAAACTTGGTTATGGTGTTTCAAAGACTGACATAAATTCAATAAAAAACGCCACAAACGAAAGTATTCCTAGTCCACTTTTGATTAGGGGCGATAGGCTCTGGGCCGAAGCAGACCAAATTCCCACCACAATTCCATCTTCAGACACTTCACAAGTACAATTAGAAACTATAGAAACAACTGCTGATGCAACTGCATCTGCGAATAGAACTTGGAAAACTGGTAATGGTGATTGGATACCACCAGAATTTGGTTCTACATATCAGATAAAAGTATATCTTGATAATTCAGGAGCTGCAAATCCGGCTTCTACAGGAACACAACTATTTGCTGCTGGTTCTGGTAATAATGATGAATGGTTTTTTGATTATCAATCTGGTGTTCTAAACTTTATTGGAGATAATCTTCCAAGTGGAATTAGTGGAAAAACTGTATATATTATTGGTGCAAGATATATTGGCAATTTTGGTATATCTGGAACAACTGATGGAATTGTTGAAGGTGCCACAAATCTCTACTATACAGATGAGAGAGTTGATGACAGAGTTGCAAATTTAATTTTAGATGGGCAGGGAATTACAAAAAGTTATGATGATGCTGGGAATCTTCTAAACATTGCGATAGATTTTACTGAATTTGATTCGGATGATATTATTGAGGGTGCTGTAAACACTTTCTTAGCATCCAGAACTACTGATGATATTCCAGAAGGCTCAACCAATCTTTACTATACAGATGCTAGAGTTGACACTAATTTTGCAACTAAAACTACAACCGATCTTACGGAAGGCACTAATCTTTACTATACAGATGCTAGAGTTGACACTAATTTTGCAACTAAAACTACAACCGATCTTACGGAAGGCACTAATCTTTACTATACAGATGCTAGAGTACAAACTTATTTAACTGCAAATAACTATGCAACCATCTCTACAGTAACACAACAGGTCGCAGCACAAATTGGAGCAATTCAATCCGATCTTGATGATGAGATTTATGATAGAGAACAAGCAGATTTAAATCTTCAAAGTCAGATTGATAATTTAGTACTGAACGACTTGACGGATGTAAGTGTAACTTCTCCAACTTCTGGAGATGCTCTTGTATGGAATGGAACTTCTTGGATTCCGCAAGCTCCATTTAGTCAAGCAGATTTTGATTCTGCTTTTGCTGCTAAAACTACAACTGATTTAACTGAAGGTACAAACCTTTATTATACTCAGACAAGATTCGACTCCGCATTTACTGCAAAATCTACTACGGACCTTTCTGAAGGAACAAATCTTTATTATACAGATGAAAGAGTTGATGATCGTGTCGCAGCCCTAATTCAAGATGGAGTTGGGATTACTAAAACTTATGACGATGCTGGTAATCTTCTAAACATTGCTATAGATTTTACTGAATTTGATTCTGATGATATCATTGAAGGTGCTGTAAATACTTTCTTGGCCTCTAGAACCACTGACGATATTCCAGAGGGTTCAACAAATCTTTATTACACAGAAGCAAGATTTGATACAAGACTGGCAACAAAATCTACAACTGATCTTGCAGAAGGTACAAACTTATATTTCACAGAAGAAAGAGTAGATGATAGAGTTGCCGCATTAATTCAAGCAGGAGAAGATATTTCTGTTGTATATGATGATGTTGCAAATACTCTAACGATTGCACTTGCATCTAGTGTTGATGGTTTAGATTTATCAAATAATAGTACTGATGACCTTTCAGAAGGTTCTACCAATCTTTATTACACTGATGCAAGAGTTGATGCGAACTTTGCAACCAAGACTACCACAGATTTGACTGAAGGTACAAATTTATACTATACTGATGCTAGATTTGATGTCAGACTTGCAACTAAGACAACAACCGATTTAACCGAAGGTACAAATCTCTATTATACAGAAGCCAGAGTTGATGCAAATATTGCAACAAAAACTACTGATGATATTACTGAAGGTGCAACAAATCTTTACTATACAGATGCTAGAGTACAAACTTATTTAACTGCAAATAACTATGCAACCATCTCTACAGTAACACAACAGGTCGCAGCACAAATCGGATCTTTACAATCAGATTTGGACGATGAAATATATGATAGAGAACAGGGCGATCTTGCTTTACAAAATCAAATAGATTCTTTAACAACAACCGATGTTGCAGAGGGAACAAATCTCTACTATACAGATGCTAGATTTGACGCTAGATTGGCTGCAAAAACTACAACCGATTTAACTGAAGGCACAAATCTTTATTATACGGACGCAAGAGTTCAAACAAAACTTGGTGATGTTTCTGGACATATTATTCCAGATACAGATGTAACTTATGATTTAGGTAGCACAACCAACAAATTCCGCGATTTATATTTGAGTGGAAGTTCAATTTATTTGGGAAGTTTACAATTATCTGATAACAATGGAGCTCTTGAAGTTACCGCAAGTGGTTCTACAGAAGTATTTGCGACAGAGACATATGTTGATACTGCAATCTCAAATCTTATAGATACTGCTCCAACCACTCTTGATACTCTCAATGAACTTGCTGCAGCACTAGGAGATGATCCAAATTTTAGTACTACAATTACTAATTTGATTGGAACAAAACTTGCAACAGCAGATTTCAATACAACTGCTGACACTTGGTTGGGAACAAAATCTACAACTGATTTATCAGAAGGCACCAATCTTTATTACACAGATGCAAGAGTAGATGCTAGAATTACTGCATCCAATCCATATGATTCTTCTGATTTTGATACAGACTTTTCTGGAAAGTCTACAACAGATTTAACTGAAGGTACAAATCTTTACTATACGGACGCTAGGGCGGACGCTAGAGTTGCTGCTGCAAATATTGGAGTATTGAATGATGTAAATACAACCGGCATTGCTACTGGAGATTTCCTTCTGTATGATGGTAGTGAATTTCTACCAGTCGATTTTGCAACTGAAGTAACCACATATGCAGACTCTCGTATTAATCTTGCAAGTATACAAGACTTATCAGATGTAGATGCAGTTGATACACCAGCAAATGGAGATGTTTTATTATATGATGCTGGAAATAGTAATTTTGGATTTATTAATCTTGGTAATGAAATTAATTCATATTTCGACATACGATTTGCAACAAAAAATACAGACGATTTAACAGAAGGTACTACCAATCTTTATTACACAGACGCCAGAGTCGGTGCATATCTGGTTGCAAACAATTATGCTACTACTTCATATGTAACAAATCTTGTAAACACACAAATTGCAATTGTAAATTCCAATTTAGATGACGAGATTTATAATAGAGAACAAGCAGATATTGATTTACAAAATCAAATCAACTCAAAGACTTCTTATACAACAAGCGATTTTGATACAGATTTTGCAACGAAATCCACTACAGATTTGGCAGAAGGAACAAATCTTTACTATACAGATGCTAGAGCTGATGCAAGAATTACTACATTCGGTGCAGTAACGCAGAGTGATATTGATGCATCTATTGCTGCTTTGGTTGACTCAGCGCCGACAACACTTGATACTCTAAATGAACTAGCAGCTGCGCTGGGAGATGATCCTAACTTTGCGACTACGATTACAAATTCAATTGCAACCAAACTTGCAATTGCTGATTTCAATACAACTGCCGACACTTGGTTAGGAACAAAATCTACAACTGATTTAGCTGAAGGCACGAATCTATATTATACAGATGCAAGAGTTGATTCAAGAATTAATTTACAAACCGGCACAAATTTGTCTTTGGCCAATAAAACTACTGATGATTTGACTGAAGGTTCTACAAATTTCTATTATACAGATGCCAGATTTGATACAAGACTTGCTACGAAATCAACAACTGATCTTGCTGAAGGAACCAACCTTTATTATACAGACGCTAGATTTGATATTAGATTGTCCACAAAAACCACAGACAATCTTACTGAAGGTTCTACAAATCTCTATTACACAGACGCCAGAGTTGATGCAAGAATAACTGCGGCCAATTTGTTTGATGGACAATTTAGCAGTTTAACAAATACTCCAACTACACTTGCTGGTTACGGTATTACAGACGGAGTTTCTACTTCTCAAGTAACTTCTATTGTAACACAACAAGTCGCAGCTCAAACTGGAGCAATTCAATCCGATCTTGATGATGAGATTTATGATAGAGAACAGGCAGACATTGGATTGCAGAATCAAATAGATGCTTTGACAACAACTGATGTTGCTGAAGGAACCAATCTCTATTATACAGATGCAAGAGTTCAATCTTATTTAACTACACAAGGTATTGCCACAGAAACACTTACTTCACTTGGGATTGCTGGAAATGTTCTTACATACACAGATGAGAATGGAAATACCACAAATATTGATTTATCTCTCTATTTGGATGATACAAATCTTGCAAGACTTACTTCGGGATCGCTTGCTGCAAATGGTATTGCTACGTTTATAAGAGATGATGCATCCACATTTACTGTAGATTTCAGTCAATTTTTTGATGATACAAATTTATCAAGAGTTGATAATGCGACTTTCTCAAATGGTACACTGACACTCACTAGGGATGATTCATCGACTGCAGCTAGTGTAAATTTAGACGGTAGATACCTACAAAACCTTGTAGCTCAAACGACAGATGATCTTTCAGAGGGATCTACAAATCTTTATTATACAGATGCTAGAGTTAGAGATCAACTTTACAGTACTGTATCAGTAACAACTTCTAGTGGAAACTTCTATATTGATGGCGAACAACAAGGAATTGTAACACTCCAGCCAGGTAGAACTTATCGTTTCGATCAGTCAGATGCGTCAAATAACTCACATCCAATTAGATTTTCTGAAGTTTCAGATGGAACACATGCTGGTGGTGGCGCAACAGAATACACAACAGGTGTAACTGTTAATGGTACGGCAGGAAATGCTGGTGCTTATGTTGAGTTTGTGGTCACAAATGCTACTCCAAGATTGTATTATTACTGTGCGAATCACAGCGGCATGGGTGGAAAAGTCAGTGTCGGTAAGGAAATGTTTGTTGAACGTATCACTTCAGATACTTGGATTACGGGCCCTATCCAAACTACTTCGGTGAATGTGGGTACTGGTGGTTCAATCAATGCATCTACCGCGACACTAGACTTTACTCACACTACTGTAAACTTTAGTGGTGCAACTGTAGGTGGTCTTAGTAATTCTGATGTTGGTTTGGCAAATATCGCAGATAACGCACAGGGTGTAGTTGTTACTGGTAAGGTTGCTGCCGATAGTTTAGATATAGGTACTGGCGGTTCAATCAACGCACAACTTGCAACATTAGATTTTACTCATACTTTGGTAAATTTTAGTGGCGCAACTGTCGGTGGACTTGGTGATACTATTCAAGATGAAGTAGATTTTCATTTGAATAAAAATAATTCGAGTGGACAAACTATTATATCTGATGGACAAATACTAAGTTGGAATGCAACAGGTGGATTACAAGGTACAGGTGATTATGAGTGGATTGCACAATCTGGTGGTGGAGCATCTGTTACTACAAGCTCTACTGCACCAACAAGTCCTAATGATGGAGATTTGTGGTTCGATACTGACGAATTAAAAACATATGTATATTATAATGACGGAACATCTTCTCAATGGGTACAATCAAATCCAACAGGAGCTATAGGTGGTGGTGGAACATCTATTGAAATTTCTGATGTTGCTCCATCAAGTCCATCAGCAGGAGATTTGTGGTTTGATTCTGATGCTCTTAAAACATTCATTTATTATGATGATGGTAGTGGGGCTCAATGGATTGAATCTTCTGGCGGCGGCGGTTCTTCTATTGCGGATACTGATGCATTACCAGAGGGCTCTACAAACCTTTACTATACAGATGCAAGAGTTCAATCGGTTAGTATAAATGAAGTTGTAGAAGATACAACTCCCACATTAGGCGGCAACTTAAATTCTGGTGGATTTAATATTACTAATATTAGTGCAGATGGTTATAGTCTGCCAGTTGCAGATGGTACAAATCGCCAAGTTATTATGACAGATGGTAGCGGTACGTTATCGTTTGAAAATTTAGACACAATTCATACTGAAGTAACAAACCAAACTGGGTCAACTATTCTTAAAGGCACACCTGTTTATCAAACAGGAACAAGTGGCAATGCAATGACAATTGCACCAGCTGATGCAAGTAGTTCAGCTACAATGCCAGCGGTTGGTGTTTTAGAACAAGATTTAGTATCAGGTGCTACTGGATTTGTTATCCATATGGGTAAAATTTCTGGAGTTGATACAAGTGCGTTCAACGAAGGAGACATAATTTATGTTGCAGTCGGTGGTGGTTACACAAATACCCCTCCAGTTGGTGAAAGTAATCTATTACAAAACTTGGGCCGTATCACAAAAGTTCATGCATCCAACGGCGGCGGCGTTATTATGGGTGCAGGACGTATAAATGCTGTACCCAATCTAAATGACGGTAACATCTTTATTGGTGATTCAAACAATCAAGCAACTACTGCATCATTAAATACCTCTGTACAAAATTATCTATCAAATGTTTCTGGTAGTATCATTCCAGATACAGATGTAACTTATGACTTGGGTAGTTCAACTCATAAATTTAGAGATTTGTATCTAAGTGGAAATAGTATTATTCTTGGTGGAATTACTCTCACAGAATCTTCTGGTTCTCTTTTAGTAACACCAACTGCTGGTGGAGCAAACAACACTTTCGCAACGGAAAGTTATGTAGATACTG